ATCAGGTAGAAGTTGGCGAACAAGGTGCTCCAACTGACGAAAGTGTTACAGCAAATATTACAAGCACTGTTTACACAAAAACTCCTGCAAGCACTTTTGTATATGACGGTGTAACATACAATGGCATAGTTTTAGATGTCCCAACTGGAACAAAAGATTCCGACTTTTAATTGACTTTTTAAAAAAACTACTATATAATACTAGCATATAGGAGATTTATATGGACGAACGTCTGCAGAAAGCATTAGACCACAGCAATTACATGATTACATTAAACAATCAAAAAAGATTGTTGACAGAACAATATAGAGAAAATCTTGTGTACTATTACAATGGTGGACAATTTACAGTAACCCAAGAGTTAGTTAGTTTTTGTCAAAGTTTAGTAAACATGGAACAATCTGATACAATTCTAATCGACGACAATGATCTTCCTATTTTAGTAGAAAATTTAGATAAATTTACAAGTGAAATATACACAAAATATTTTGAAGCGTCTAACAAATATTTAATGGAATACAACAAATTAAAAAAAAGTAGAACTGTAGAAAGCATTGTTAGTGTATGACAAAAGGTATTCTGTTATTTGCAAATAACAATAGGTCAATAAATTATGTAAAGCAAGCTGTTTTCCTTGCTAAACGTATACGCAAGTATATGAATTTGCCTACTAGCATTGTGACATCTATAGAACTCACTGACAAACAAAAAAGTTGTTTTGATAAGGTAATAGCACATGCTATTGATGAAAAACAAACTACAGACAAAAGACACCACGACGGCGATTTGTATAATAAAATTACAAGATTTTACAATTACAATCGTGCAGACGCATATGATTTAACTCCTTATGATCAAACAATTGTAATGGATACTGATTTTATTGTTAGTAATGATATTTTAAATAATTGTTTTGTACAGCAAAAAGATCTTTTGCTATACAAGGATGCAACTCATGTTGGTATTCATAATGGTACTAGTGAATTTTTAAGAGTAAGCGACACTAGTGTAGATTTTTATTGGGCTACTGTATTCTTTTTTAGAAAGACAAATGAGACAAAAATTTTCTTTGATCTAATTAAACACATTTCAAAAAACTATATGCATTATCGTAGTATGTATCAATTCCGAACAACTGTGTTTAGAAATGATTTTGCATTTAGTATTGCAATACATATTATGAATGGATATCAGCAAGGTGATTTTGCTGGAAAATTGCCAGGAACTAAGTTCTATAGTATAGATAAAGATGTGTTATTTGATATAGTTGATGACGAAATAAAAATTTTAGTGCAAAAAACAAATAGATTAGGCGAATATACTGCTGTAAAACTAAAAGGTAGTAATTGTCATGTAATGAATAAGTTTAGTTTGGAGAGAATCATTGACAACCAATAATTTTACAATGCTTGCTCAAAACAGTGACTTTGATTATATTAGACAAGCATATCTTGCTGCAATGAGTATAAAATCAACAAATCAAAATAGTAGTACCTGCCTAGTTACAAATGATCCAGTGCCTACAAAGTATAAGCAAGTGTTTGACCACATAGTAGAAATACCTTGGGGCGACCACGCTGAAAAGGAAGATTGGAAAATAAGCAACAGATGGAAAATATATCATGCAGTACCTTATACAGAAACGGCTGTAATTGATACTGACATGCTTGTTTTAGATGACCTTTCTTTATGGTTTGATTTTTTAAAAACTTATGATCTATTTTACACAAGTACTGTTACTACATATAGAGGTGAACAAATTCCAAAAGATTCGCATTATAGAAAAGTATTTTATAATTTTAATTTGCCCAATTTATATAACGGATTTCATTACTTTAAAAAGAGTGACACAGCACATGAGTTTAATGATTGTTTAGAATTAATTACTAATAATTGGCAACAATTTTATATGCAAGTTAATAATTCTTTAAAGCACCTACCTCATCCTAGTATGGATATGACAGCAGCAATAGCAAGTTTAATAATGGATAATCAACATTTAATTACCAATAACAAAACTAGATATCCCAGTTTTGTACATATGAAACCAAAAGTACAAAATTGGCAGGAAAGATTTTCCTATAGATGGCAGGATAGATTAGGTGTTTACATCGATGACGATCTAAATTTAAAAATTGGAAACTATAAGCAATCGGGTGTGTTTCATTATACGGAAAAAGATTTTGTTACAGGTAAAATCATTAAAAAGTATGAAAAATATTTAGGAATATAATATGAATCTAAAAAGATATGTGTGCTTTCAAGATGACGGAACAATCTATAAGGTTACTAATGCACCTGATGAAAGATTTAAGAATTTAGAATTAGACTTTGCCGAAGTTGAAGATTTTATAACTGGTAAATTGAGTTTATTAGAACACAGAGTTGAATTTGACTTTGTTACAAAAAAATACAGCATAAAAAGTTTAAAACAAGTAGACGAAGATAAACTTATGTGGGCATTTTTGTATGAAATTCCAACTGAGGAACCCGAAGAAAAACAAATAATAATTACAAAGAATAACAAAAACAAATCTTGGCACATTATGCTTGATGATAAATTCGAATTAGAATTATTAGATCAAAAAATGTCAATTGATTTAGCAAATTATTATTTTAGTGTTACAAAAAAAGACGATCCAAATGTTTTGTATAAATTATTAAAATTTGACAAAGGAAATTATTTGCCTTTTACTGACGAGTTTGAGTTTGACGGAACACAAATTTCTGTGTATACTACACGTAGATTTGATTCTTATTATTACGAGGAAATAAATGACTAACACCTTTAGAGTTGTTGACTATGATGTAATCTATCTTAGTTACGATGAACCAAATGCAGAAAAAAATTATGCAGACTTAGTCAGCAAATGTCCTTGGGCTGAGCATGTAAAAGGCGTAAAAGGCAGCGATAGCGCACACAAAGCCGCAGCTGAAAAATCTACTACAGATAGATTTATTACAGTTGACGCAGACAATATTATAAATGCAGATTTTTTAAATCAAGCAATTGATTTTGACGAAAACACAGACCTTACAAACAAGGTAATCAGTTGGACTGCAAAAAACATTATAAATGGTCTTAGTTACGGAAATGGTGGGCTAAAGTGTTGGCCTAAACAACATGTCTTAAACATGCGTACACATGAAAATGCACCAGATGATAATCCACATGCCCAGGTAGACTTCTGTTGGGATACACAATACATTCAAATGAACGGCACATTTAGTACAATACACAATAATGCTACACCACAGCAAGCATGGCGTGCTGGCTTCCGTGAAGGTGTTAAAATGGCACTGGATCAAGGTGTACGTCCGGATTACGAAGGCTTTAAACGCAATCATTGGAAAAATCTGCATCGCCTTTACATTTGGTTAATGATCGGCGCAGATGTTGAAAATGGTCGCTGGGCAATATACGGTGCTAGAGAAGGTTTGTACAAAACAATGTGTACCGATTGGGATTATGTAAATGTACGTGATTTTGAATATCTAAATAATTATTGGAAAGAAAAGGGAGACTTAGTCGAAGAAGATATTGAATATTACACTCAAGAATTAGGCGATAAACTTATAAATGAATTAGATATTCCTATTGCTGCTGATCCATTAGATGCAAATCAGAGTATGTTTTTTAAAAGTGTGTATCAAAATCCTGCAAGAGATAATAGCAAACAATTTTTAGATAGAGAAGTATAATGGAACGCAGCGAAAGCGAAGAAATAAAGCGTATTGATACTATTACGCAGGAAATATCACCTACGTTTTGTTTTGCTAAATGGTATCATGCTAACATATATTTCCAAACAGGTGAAACACACAGTTGTTATCATCCAGCACCGCACAAGATTGATACAGCACCATTATTAGAAAATCCAAGTGCAATACATAACACAGCACAAAAGAAACAAGAACGTGCTGCTATGATGCGTGGTGAACAACCTAGTGGTTGTAATTATTGCTGGAAAATTGAAGCAATGGGTAAAGATTATGTTAGTGATAGGAAACAGCGTAATCAAACTATATTTTTTAAGCACAGATTAGCAGCAGTGAAAGAAGGCGGAGCAGAGTTTGACGTAAACCCAGAATACTTAGAAGTCAGTTTTGGAAACGAATGTAACTTCCGCTGCGGATATTGTCATCCTAAAGCAAGTAGTAGATATTATCAAGAAATTGCTCAACACGGTCCATATACAAATGTAAAAAATCATAGATGCGATATTGATTGGTTTCAAATTTTTGAAGAAGAAAACAATCCGTATTTAGATGCATTTTGGCGTTGGTGGCCTGAGCTTAGTAAAGAGCTACATATACTGCGTATTACAGGCGGCGAACCTACAATACAAAAAAGTACATACAAGTTGTTTGATATGCTGGATGCAGATCCTAAGCCAGAGTTAGAATTAAACTGCAACAGCAACTTAGGTGGTAAGCCAAAGCAACTAGAAAAGTTTACTAACCGTGTAAATGATTTGCTTACAAACAATAAGATTAGACGATTCAAAATGTTTACAAGTATTGATACCTGGGGAAAACGGGCAGAGTATATTCGTGATGGCTTAGACATCAAAACATTTGAACGTAATTTGGATTACTTTATGCGTAACTGTGAAGCGCCTATGGTGTTGATGATTACATTTAATATCTTTAGTGTTACAACATTCCGCACACTGTTAGAAAAAATATTAGAATGGCGTGCAAAATACAATGATGTAGAAACACACAGATGGCAGCGTTTGGGTTTTGATACACCACATTTAAAAGAACCGCTACAATATGACATAAACATACTACCTAAAAACTACATGAGTTATATGCATGATCATTTACAATTTATTAAAGAAAATGTAGATGACAATCGCAAAGATGCGTTTAGCACTATAGAATATGAAAAGTTTAGACGTGTAGTAGATTATATGGAAACTACTGAATATCCATTGGATAAAATTATTCAAGGACGCAGAGATTTTCACAATTTCTTTACTGAACAAGACAAACGCCGCGGCAATGATTTTACCGCAGCGTTTCCTGAAATGTCGGACTTTTTTGAACTTTGCAGAAAATACGTTTAACTAAAAAGAGGAATGGCTTGTTCTGCTTCTGGCCATCTTGCATCTTTTAGCAATTCGTACAAGCGATCTACATCGATACGATAAAATGTTTGAAACGTACCTTTGTACTCTAATTCAATAGGGTCTTTTGTTACACCAAGTTGATTAGTGAAACGTTTTGTCCATACTCTATGAACACGATTTTGACTGCCTACACCACCTTCGTGCGTACTAATGTAAACTGGTTTATCTCTACCAACATGTTCAATGCAAACTGGAAATAACATTTGCAGTGTATGATGGTTTATTGGTCCCCACGATCTAGGAGCATAAACTCTATTACCGTCGATATGATCTCTTACTAGACAAGTTCTAGCACCAATTCTGTAAGCATCCTTACCTAGTATACCTAAGCCTTTTAAACTATGTACAACACTATTACCTACAATTTTATCGTTGTAGTAAAGCAAAAACAGTGTTGCATCTTCGTATTTTGCAATATAATCAATAAGCATTTCTTTACTACTGTTATTGTAGTATCCATGCTTTTCGGCATCTACAAACCATTGTGTTAGATCCTGTGATCCGTCGTACGCTTCAAATCTATACAAATTCTTGATTCCTAGAAATTTTACGTAGATTGTCATCTACTTTAATTTCATTTACTTTAACGGGTTTGATTTCATAAGCACATTTATGTTGTTTGGTAAAGTTTTCAACATCTAACTCGCCAGTGTAATACACAACACATTCATGAGCAACTTTTCTACACAGTGCTAAACTTGCACCATTTTCAATAGCAACTTTTTCAATTTGTTCTGGATATACCCTGTCGCCGCAGTTTTCCATTTTGAATGCATTGTATCTTCTTCCAGACAATCTAAATTCATCTGCGCTGTTAAATTCTACAAGATCGCCGCTGTCCCACCATTCTGTTTGTTCTTTGTATTTGCAGTAAAATTCAGTACTGCCGTCATCGTGTTCGACAAATTTAAAATCAATATTTGGATTTATATCACTAAAGTTATACACGTCTTGACGTTCTGTGCTCATAATAACAGGCGGTACTTCTGTGCTGCCGTAGCCTGTATTTACTTGTTGTGCTCCGCGAGCTCGTAAATCTTCCATTAGTCCTGTAGGAGTGATATCACTACCTACCTGCATTTGCTTCATACAACTTAAATCTAAGTTTTTCCATTTCTTGTGTCTATGCCAGGTTTTCCAAACATTAGGAAGTATCAACATATTTGTTGGCTGTACTTCACTAATTCTATCCGGTAGATTAGCAACTGTAGTTTCAATAAATGTGTCGCAGTTTGCAACGTGACAAGGATACAAGCTCATACTTGTAAATCCAATGCCTCGTGGATTGTACAATGCCATCATGCTACTATTGGAGTCAAGCATAAAATATTCTGCATTGTATTCTGCAACTTGTCTCATTAGTTTTTCACTGTGTTGATATGTTTTTGGTTTGCCTGTTGTTCCACTTGTACTAACTGTAATATTCCAGTTATCAAGATAATTGATAACAGATTCTCTAACATGTTCGTTATCGCTTTTTAAATATTCTACGCCATCAATGTAGATCATACTGAAAGAACCTCCAAATTTCTAGTGTTTTAATTATAACATACATTTAGTGTAAGTCAACCCAAGAAGTGCCATTAAATCCTTGGAATGTGTTACTGCTACTATTGAAAATAATCATTCCAGCTTCGGCAGTTATTTCATCTCTTGTTACAAAGTCCATAGGATCTGCTTGCATTACAGGCACAGTGAGTACCCCGTTACAGAATTCAAGTTGATGTTCGTTGTTTGGATGGAATTTATGTGTATTAGTTGATGTTCCTACTACAAATCTCGAAGGTATACCAATTCCAGTTTCGCTTACATCACCTGCAACAGTGAATCCCATACCGCCGGCAACAACCATTTCGTTTCCGTTATATGCATGAACGTGAAAGCCACCGATTAAATCTTCATCACGCACTGCTTGTTTTGCATCAACATCGCCTCTGTACGTATGAGTTTTAATTTCTACACCGGCTGTATCTATACGTGTAAGTTTTGATTCTATTGTAAAATTACTTGCATTGATCTGAATATCCTCAACAGGATCGTTATGCATACCAATATTTAGTTTTCCATTTACTGGATGTAACACACTACCGCCAATGGTATCTGCACTTAAAACAGTATGAGCAATATCAGTTTCGTCCATGTGAATAAAATTACCATCAAACTGACCTCTTATGGTTGCTGGTGCAGTAGGACAATCTGGGTCTAGTTCGTCGGTGTGTAATTTAATAATTTCAGTGCCATTGTAGTGTATAACATTTGCTCTTAGTGCAGTTTGAGATCTGTCTGTACTAGTTAAAATAATAGGACCTTTGGCAATGTCTGTCTCATCTGCTGGAAATGGATTACCGACGCCGCCATACCATTCCCATTGTTGGAAATGTTCATTCCATGCTGTAAGACGTGTAGCAACATCTTCGCCTTCTCTTACTGCAAGTAATTCTCCTGTAACGCTACCTGTAAGATTACCAGTAACATGACCAGTAACATCACCTATTACATCGCCTGTGTGTTCTCCTACACTATTACCAAAAAATTCACCATATGAAGTACCATTAAAATCACCACTAAATGTACCATATACAACACTGTCTGTTGTAAGGTTACCATAAACATCTCCGTATAGGTCACCGGTAAAAGTATTTGCTGTGATTGTTTTACTAGCAGTATCAACCATTATGGTATTATCTGAAGCAATCACATTACCACTTAGAGGACCAGTAATTTTACCAGTCATACCGTCTATTATTTTAATAGCGCCACTGTTATCATACACACTACCAAATACATCTGCTTTTAGTGTTTGAGCAGTTGCATCAAATACAATATTGCCTTCGGTGTCTTCAATATCGCCTACCATAGGTCCATAAAGTTTTCCAGTAGATACATCAACTTGTACCATACCTAAATCTGATACTGTATTTGCTTTAATAGTTCCTTGCCAACTATCTACGATAATCGATTCGTCTGCACCAACGATATCTAATCTATATGCTTCACCTGGTATAAAATCCGCCATGTCATCCTCCGCTACATTATTTATCTATTCTGTTCTTGACTTAAAAGTTATATTATCATATAATTACTGTATGTATGATGTTTATTTTATAGGCGATCCGTCTGAAAAATTATTTTTAGATTTAAAGCAATCTGTTCCTACGGCTAAATGTGCAAGCACTGTACCAGAAGCAAAACAAAAATGTCTAACCAAGTTTGTTTGGATTGTTTATAATAACCTAATTGTAAAATATGATTTTGAATTTGATTATGTGCCAGACGATTATAGTCAAGACATAACACACGTTTTTTTAAATGGCAAGTTTTACGACGGTGTAGCATTGATGCCAAAAAACAGTCATCACGGACCAGGTGAATTAAAAGCACGTTTTTATATCAATAAAAAGTTTGTTGAGATACAAGCAAGCAAACCAGTTGGTAGTGAATTTGACAAAGTTTTTATAAGTTACAATGAGCCAAATGCTGACGAAAATTATGAACGTATACTAGAACGTTTTCCAGATGTAAAACGTATACATGGTGTGAAAGGTATTCATCAAGCACACATCGCCGCAGCAAGTTTATGTGAAACAGAAATGTTTTGGATTATTGATGGTGATGCACAACTAACAGATTATTTTAAGTTTAATCATATTCCTGAACATCATAACAAAGAAGCAGTGCATGTATGGCGTAGTTTAAATCCAGTAAATGGGCTAGTATACGGATATGGCGGTGTAAAACTTTTTCCTACAGAAAAAACACTTATGATGGATACAAGCAAACCTGATATGACAACAAGTATAAGTAATAAATTTGTAGCAATGGATAAGATATCTAATGTAACAGCATTTAATACTGATCCTTTTAACACATGGAAGAGTGCTTTTAGAGAATGTGTCAAATTGAGTAGTAAAATTATTGACAGACAAAAAGATGAAGAAACAAATAAAAGATTGAGAGCATGGTGTACTTATACTGAAAATGATCCTCCTTTTGCAGAATATGCGTTAAAAGGTGCTAAAGCAGGTGCTGCTTATGGTGCTCGTCATAGGAACAATACAGAAGAATTGAAACGTATCAATGACTTTGACTGGTTAAAGGAAAAGTTTGATGGAAATATTTGAAATACTAGATAGATTTGAAATATTAAATGTAGACAATGAAAAAATTAGCCTACTACGCCGGTGCTATAACGATAAAGATATCTATACTATTTTGCAATTAGCAAATAAAGAAGAACTAAGCAAAGCTATTGTAAGTAAAAGTCCGCATAGTGTGTTTAGACTGGTTGATAACAAACGTTGTGTTGGCGATATAGAAGATTTACGTAAGGCAGTATTAGAAGAAAACCTTCGCAGTTTATTTAGATTATTACCAGGAAATGAAGATTTACGTAAGGCAGTATTAGAAGATAATATTTACAGTACTTTTAGACTAATCGGAGATGAAGATTTAAAAAAACTAATTACTGATGACAATATATGGAGTTTGTTTAAAGTATTAAAAAGATATACCGATAGTTATTTTGTGAAAGCGTTAAAAGATTTAATTACAAATGATATCGAATTTGATAAAGATTGTTTTAGCCGAGGACAACTAAAAAGCAAAATTTGGTTAGTTGATACATTAAAAGATTTAGATGTAGTTTTAGGCACAGTATTTTTATGTGCTGGTTGGTATGCTACATTGGCTACAATGTTATTTGAAAGTAAATTAAAAATTGATAAAATTGTAAGTTTTGATATCGATCCTAATGTTTGGAAAATTGCCGAAACGTTTAATAAAAAATGGGTGTTAGAGGATTGGCGTTTCAAGGCATGTACACAGGATATATTTGAAATTATGTTTGATGAACATATATACGATGTAAACAAATCAGACGGAACAACTGAAAGACTATGGGGGTATCCTAACACAGTTATAAATACCAGTACAGAACATATCGAAAATTTTAAAGAATGGTATGATTGTATACAAAAAAATCAATTAGTAATACTACAAGGAAATGATTATTTTGAAATAGAAGAACACGTAAATTGTCACAAAACTTTAGATAATTTTAGTGCTAGTGCGCCTATGTCTAAAGTTTTATATCAAGGCGAATTACAATTAGACAAATATAAAAGGTTTATGAAAATTGGATATAAATGATTTAACGTTACGTGAACTTCAAACAGAAAGTGCAAGAGCTCTAAGCACAATGCAAGCAACAAACAATAATATTTGGCAGTTTAACAAACGTGCGCATCACAACAGCCAAAATTGGTACAAGGCAGTTATTGAATGGTATATTGATCAGTATGGCAATTTGCCTAGTAAAACTGGCCCTGGTAAAGATGTAAAGTTGGTGCTTGATGTATAGGTATGAAGACATAAAAACTATACACTTAGAAAATACACAGAACTGTCAAGCCAGTTGTCCTATGTGTGACCGCAATCAAAATGGCGGTGCATTGAATCCACACATTGATTTAAGCGAACTAACACTGGATGATTGTAAAAGAATATTTGAACCAGAATTTATTGCACAATTAGAAACTATGTATATGTGTGGTAACTTGGGTGATCCTATTGTTGCACGGGACACACTTGACATATTCAAATACTTTAGAGAACACAACAGCAAAATGTGGCTGAGTATGAATACAAATGCAGGAGCAAAAGATGAAACGTGGTGGCGTGAATTGGCCAAAGTCTTTGGTAGGATGGGTGCTGTTATTTTCAGCGTGGACGGTCTTAGTGACACTAATCATTTATACAGGCAGGGTGTTGTCTGGGACAATGTAGAACGCAATATGCGAGCATTTATAGATGCAGGCGGTAGAGCACGTTGGGACTTCCTAATATTCGAACATAATCAACATCAAGTCGAACAAGCAGAAGCACTTGCAGATGAATGGGGATGTGAAAGATTTATTAAAAAGAAAACAGGCAGATTTGTTACTGCCAGCAGTGAAAAGAAAGAATCGCATCAAGCAGTGAATCGCAAAGGCAAAGAAACACAAAAGTTAGCAAAACCAAAAACAGAATTTCAAAATGATGCAATTAAACAGTACGATAACGTAAAAAACAAACACGGTAGTATGGATGCATATTATGATCGTGCAGAAATACAATGCAAAGTAAAAGATGAAGGCAACTTGTTTATCACAGCAGAAGGACTTGCTATGCCTTGCTGCTGGACAGCTGGGCGTATGTACAAATGGTGGCACAAAGATCCTAAGGTTGAACAAGTATGGAATTTTATTGATTCTGTAGGTGGTAAAGAAGCAATTAGTGCTAAAACACACGGTTTACGTGCAGTGTTTGATACAGGTATATTTGACAACATAGAAGCCAGTTGGAACAAGTCAAGTTGTGCCGATGGCAAATTAAAAGTGTGTAGTATGAAGTGCGGTAAAGAGTTTGATCCGTTTGGAGCTCAATTTAAATGATACGTAAAGTTGAATTAGAAATTACCAGTGATTGTAATGCTGCATGTCCGGGCTGTGCTAGAACTTTAAACAAAGACTTGTTACAAATAAATTCATTTACGTTGCAAGATTTACAACGTATTTTTCCATCAGATGATTATAGTGATGTTGAATTTAAGTTTTGCGGTGTCTTAGGCGATCCTATATTAAACAAGGATTGCTTTGCAATGACTGAATATCTTTTAGAAAGAGGTGCCTATTGCGAATACAGTACAAACGGAGGTTATAATAAAGAAGATTGGTGGAAAGAACTAGGAAAACTTGCTACAAAGTATTTAGGAAAATTGCATGTGCATTTTTGCATAGATGGACACAAAGAAACTAATCATATATATCGTGTAAACACTAAGTGGAATGTTGTAGAACGTAATATTACAGCGTTTGCAGAAACTGCACCCGAAAAACATGCAACATGGATTTTTATTGAGTTTGATCATAATGAAAAAGATTTAGTTACTGCCAGGGCTCACGCTGCTGTGTTAGGTTTTGACTTTGCAACTAGAACAGGAATGCGTAATAGTTATCATCAATGGTTATCACAAGTGGGAAAGAAAAATTCAAAAGAAACAAAAGTAATTACTACAACTGGTAGTAAAGAACACAAACAAAAAGAAATTGCAAAAGAGTTAGATAAATTTATTCTAGAGTACAAAACAAAAAAACAACAAACTGATAAAACCAAAGTAACAGAAATTGTAAGTAGTATTACTTGCAAGTACATACATGAGCAAGAAATTTTCATTGCTAACGATTTGAGTGTATGGCCGTGTTGTTTTTTATGGGACAGTTTTTTTAAAAATTCTGAAAAGATAATTGATAAATTAAATTATTTTGATAACGGCTGGAATAATTTAAATCATCACAGTTTAGAAGAAATATTAAATCATAGTTGGTATCAAAAACTATTGGAAGCAAGTTGGACACCAGGACATCCTTTACATTTGACAAGATGTATTAAAACTTGTGCAAAAAATAAAGCATATCATAATGAATTGTATTACATTGAAACAAACGAAACACGTAAATAATCATATCATCATAAACTACGCAGATAATTAGGTAAGTACAGTATGAGCAAAGTATCGGATACATTTTGCATCCTTCCTTGGGTGCATCTAAGCACAAGACCAGACGGCAGTATGAGAGTGTGCTGCACAGCAAACGCTAGTAGTGTTGGACCAACCAATGACAAAGAACACGGCGGACAAGTTGGTATTCTTAAAACAGATGATGGCAAACCTAACAATTTAAATGTTACTGATTTTCAAACTGCATGGAACAGTGAGTATATGAAAAATGTACGTAAGCAAATGATGAACGGCGAAAAGCCTCCTAGTTGCTTAAAGTGTTATAAGGAAGAAGCAGCAGGACATAATAGTAAGCGTATGTGGGAAACTGCATATTGGAGCCAGCGTACAAATGTAGATGAACTTATTGCAAACACAACAGAAGATGGAGAAGTACCACCGCAACTAGCATATATTGATTTGCGTTTTGGTACAAAATGCCAGTTAGCATGTGTTATGTGTAGCCCGCATGATAGTTCAGGTTGGATAAAAGACTACAAAAAGATCTTTCCAGAAGTAAAAAATGAATCGTTAAAAGAAACGATGCAATGGCAGGATAAAGGCAGTACTAATGGCAGTAGTTATAACTGGCACAAGCAAAATCCTGTGTTCTGGGAACAGTTTTATGAACAGATGCCAAATATGCAGCAAATTTATTTTGCAGGCGGTGAAAGTCTTATTATTGAGGAGCATTATGAAATACTTGAAGAAGCAATACGACAAGGTATTGCAAAAGATCTTGAACTACGTTATAACTCAAATGGAGTTGAATGGCGAGAGGATTTATTTGATCTATGGAAAGAATTCAAACTGGTGCGTTTTCACTATTCGGTAGACAGTATACACGAAATGAACGATTACATTCGTTATCCGAGCAAATGGAAACGTACAGAAGAAGTATTTCATATACTAGACAAAGAAACAAGCAATAACGTAGAAATTACAGTTGCTTGTGCAGTACAAGCATTGAACATTTATTATTTGCCAGACTTTATAAAATGGAAACTAACACAAAACTTTAACAAAATCAATATGTGGCCATTTGGTGCAGGAGGAATCAACTATCACTTTGTTTACCATCCACCACACCTCAATGTTAAAGTATTACCAGAATGGTTTAAAGCAGAAGTACGTAAAAAGTATGAAGAGTTTTATCCTTGGTGGGAAGAAAATTGGGAACTTGGCGTACCTGTTTGGCACAAAGGTAAAATCACAAAAGAAATGTTTGATGCTGCACCTTATGGTATTAAACGTCTAAAAGGTATGTTGAGTTTTATGGAAAGTGAAGACTGGAGTAGGCGCTTGCCTGAAATGCAAGAATTTTTACAAAGATGTGATGCACAACGTGGTAACAGTTTTGCAGAAGTATTTCCTGAGATGAAGGACATATTTGATGGACGATAAACATTATCTTGACTATTTAGAATCAGGTTATAAAGATGAAAAGTTTGTAAACACATACGAACTTCTATTTCGCCCTTATCCTGAGATACATAGAATAAATGGTTTACCTGTACATTTTGATCCAAATGCAAAAAACTTGCTGGTTAGTTTAAGTGGTGGTGCAGATAGTAGTATCCTAACTTATATGCTTTGTGATTACATAGAAAAGAATAATTACAATAATAAAATTTATTGTATGACGCTTGTACGTTTTTGGAAAGAAAAGCCTTGGCTTGCTCCTATGGCAGAAGATGTGTATAATTATTTAAAGGCACGTTTTCCAAATATTATACAAGAACAGGTATGGGGCTTTTTACCGCCAGAGTTTGAAGATGTGCCTCTTACACGTTTAGGCAAAGAACATATTTTTACAAAACTACCAAGAGAAGCAAACTGTGATGTGTTATGCACATTAGATTTTCAAGAATATGTAATGCATAGGTATAAGATTGATTTGATTTATACAGGTATTACAATGAATCCTCCGTTCGCTACTGAAGACGAACCTACATTCCGCAATGAAGAATATATGAAAGACAATTGGGATTGGGCTATTAGCGGCCCTGCTATCAATCCATTTGGACTATTACGCAAAAACTTTACAATGGCACAGTATCATAATTATAATCAATGGGACTTGTTAAAACTTACTAGAAGTTGCGAAGGCGATGTTGCAGAGTTTGGTGAAGAATACAGACACAATAGACAATATCCACCAGAGTGCGGACATTGTTTTTTCTGCCAAGAAAAGCAATGGGGTTTGGATAATTGTAATGGCTTCTTATTGGAGAACATATGAGTTTACCTTGCTACTACACAATAGGTGGATTGAACTTTAAAAATGGCTTTGTAACAAGTTGTCCGCAGCAGCATGAAAAAATGCAAATACTAGATGATGCTTGGTTACCCAGCGAGTTTTACAACAACGAACTATTCCGCAAACATAGATTAGAAATGATGCGTGGTGAATGGAGTTTTGGTTGCGACATGTGCGAGCATGTTGAACGTGACCGTAGTGGTACAAGTATGCGCCAAGAACAAGAAGCAGATCTTGAACATTATAATCCAGAAACAGGCGAAGTAGATTTTGCAGGATTGAAAACAGTAGAAATACGTTTTAGTCATAGTTGTAATATGGCTTGTTTGCACTGTAGTCAAGTGTTTAGCAGCGGTTGGATGAAAAAACTCAAAGGATATACACCCGACGAGGAAGATCACAAGCATCAATTACATCAACTTACTGGACGTATGCATAGATCGTCAACGGATGATGATTTTACTATGCAAATTAGCACCAAACGTGCATTGGAAATAGCAGAAGATTTAAACAAAAACTTTCCTAACTTGGAACGCATTGATTTTGCAGGCGGAGAAGTACTATATCAAAAGCAGTTTTTGCCTACACTGGAAAAACTTAGTGAACACCCAAATGCTAAAAACATAAAAATTATATTCCACAGTAACTTTAATGCAGATTTTGATCCAGAAGCCCTAAGTTTTCTCTTGAAAAAATTTGGATATTGTAATATAATGATAAGTGTAGATGCAGGACCTCGCTTGTATCCATACTTTAGGCAAGGCGATTGGAATAAACTTAAAGAAAACATAGAAAAATTCAAAGCAGTTGATAACAAGCACAGTCATATAAACCTAGTATGCACTACAAGTGTATATCAGATAATGGAATTTGAAGATGTTATGCGTGGATTCTTATCACTTGAATTAGATTACATAAATTGCAGCATTGTTTACACACCTGCATATTTAAATCCAAGTGTAATGATGTTAAAATTTAGAGGTCCTACTTTAAACGAAATTGAAAACGCTAGGAATGCTGTAATTAAAATAGATAAAGAACGTAGAAGAAATATACTTACAACCAAAGAAATGTATAATTATGTTTGGGATGAAGAAATAAAATACGGATGGTGGACTGATATTACCAGTGCATTACAAGCCATTGAGCAAGTACGAGAATATGTTATGAAACACCAAGCCACAAATAAAGATTATCAAGCATTGTTAAAGTATATTCCTAAATCAGATACATTATGGAATCAAAACTTTAATGATCATATACAACGTTTTAAGTTTGTAGACGGAGAACTAGTATATAATGTATGAAGTAAACAATAGTCTTTATAAAAATATTGCTGATAATGTTTTGCTACATACTGTGTCGCATCTAAGCATTCCTATAGACGAAAAATGGCAACGTATTGGTGTAAATTTAAGCGGTGGTGCAGATAGTGCATTACTTACATATTTACTTTGTAGTATGATACAAAGATATAACTTAAATACTAAAGTTGATGTTATAACATATCAACGTTGTTGGGAAACAAGACCGTGGCAAGGCCATATTTCTATGCAAGTTTTTAACAAATTGAAAGACTTGTTTCCTTACATTATTGAAAACAGGTATACAACATATATTCCACCAGAATTAGAACACGGAGTTATTGGTCCTGTAATAGACGGACGCAGCGGCGATCAAATCATTGTTGGCAGTTTCAACAAATTTGCTGCATGGGAATACAACTTGGATGCTGTTTATAATGCAACTAGTAAAAATCCTGATGATTTGCGTGAAGATCGCATGACCAACAGAGACAAAGATGCTGAAGACGGACAACTAACTGATTTGTGGTTTTACAGCGGCAAAGTAAATGCAACATTTGTACACCCATTTAGATTTGTTAAAAAAGATTGGATAGTAACACAGTATTATATACACAATATATTGGATTTATACGAAACCACACGCAGTTGTGAAGGCGATATAAATCATCACGATGTTGTAAAAGACGCTTGTGGTCATTTTAAAGATTATCAAGCAGGTATGCATATACCAGAATGTGGCGAATGTTGGTGGTGTGAAGAACGTGAATGGGCAAATAAACGTGTAGGAAGTTTAATAAAGGAAATAAATGATTATAACAGGTAACAAGGATGTAGGCGTTTCTGCTGCATTAGCAAAAATTTATCCAAACGCAGAGTTTATTAGTAGAGCAACTGGATATGATTTTGGTAAAAAGTTAGATATGGAACGTTGTGCTGAAGCAGTATTGACACATGACGTTTTTATCAATTGTAGTGCTTTGTTTAGATTCAATCAAACGAGTTTGTTAGATATTGTCTACAAAAAATGTGTGCTAGAAAAACATAATTGTCATATTATCAACATAGGTAGTACAACTGACAGAGTAAAAAAAGGCGGTGCTTGGCTGTATAATGCAGAAAAGAAAGCACTCCGCGATTACTCTAACACATTGGGATTGACAGGTGTATGGGCAAGCGGTCCTAAAATTACATATATTAGTTTTGGAACACTAAGCAATAATCAACAAAAACACCCAGACAGAAAATGCATGGACATAGATGTAGCTGCGAGCTACATTAAATGGATTGTTGATCAACCAAAGCATTTAAATATAAATGAATTGAGCATAGATCCTATGCAGCCGGAAATGTGGTATGAATAAGATACCTAAACATGCATGTGTTATGCCATTTCATCATATGGCTATGCGCCCAGACGGACAAATCTTTCCTTGTTGTGTGTTTAAACAGGAAGAAGTACCTGAAGATTTGAATGTTTCGCACCCTGATCCATTTAATCACGAATATATGAACTGGTTAAGACAAAAAATGCTCAACGATGAGTATGTGCATGGTTGCAATAAATGTTATGAAGATGAAAAACACAGTGCTAGAAGTATGCGTACTGATTTAATTGCACCCTGGGGTGGTGATTTTGGATTACCTAGCAAAGAAGAAGGGTTAGGGCGTGTAAAAAAACTTACAAACATTGATTTAGCATTATCTAACGTGTGTAATAACAAATGCAGAATGTGTATGCCTCAATTGAGTACGCACTGGTACAGCGATGCAAAAAAATTAGGAATGGAAATACCCAGAGGTGTCGTTACTGATAACACAATTGTAGATTCTTACGACTTGAGTGACTTGCGTTTTATCAAAGTACTAGGCGGAGAGCCTATGATGGAGCAAAAGAAACTTAAAAAAGTATTAAAAAAATGCACACTTGAAAATATAACAATATTATTAGTAACAAATGTTAGTTTATTGCCCGATGACGAATTATTAGATTTGTTAAAACAGTGTAAAAATGTAAATATTGATTTAAGCATTGATAGTTATGGCAAATTAAATGATTTTTTGCGTAAAGACAGTGATTGGAATAATGTTGATAAAAATGTGCAATGGTACAAACAAAATTTTAACAATATAAATGTACATAGTGCTATCAGTATATATAATGTAAACAAGTTACACGAAATAATTGATTACTGCAATGATAATGAATTATACCATGAATGTGTTGTTGTAGATGGCCCGCAATGGATGCAACCTAGGAATTTACCAAAGCAAATTAAACCATGGATAAATGATTATTTAGAAAATCTAAATAAAAAAGTTCCTGTAACCTATAAAAAAATTATAAATTTATTAAAAAATGAAATGAATGTAGAAGGCGATTTTGGTTTGTTTGTACGTAATGATGCTCAATTAAATAAAATACGTGCAGAACATTGGATAGATAAAAATCCTGAACTTTGGAATAAAATAGAAAAACTAATTACACCGGAGTTATTTTGATGTCTGATACATTTTGCCCTATACCGTGGATATTCCAAGCAGCTAGATCTAATGGAGATATCCGTGTATGCTGTCAAGCAAACATTACAAAAAATCAAGGTGTAATTAGAAAGTCAGATGGCACTGCATATAATGTTGGTGTTGATAATTTAAACGAAGCACGTAATGCAGATTTAATGAAAAATGTAAGATTAAATATGTTATCGGGTAAGTGGAGTGAAGAGTGCGGTCGTTGTCGTAATGAAGAAGAAAATGGACTAAGCAGCAGACGTCTATATGAAGAAAAAAACTGGCCAAATTTTACCTTACAAAAAGCACAAAAAATTACCAACAATTTAGGCGAAATTGATACCGAAAAAAATCCTGTACAATATTACGATTTGCGATTTGGTAATTTTTGTAATTTAAAATGTAGAATGTGCGGTCCAACTGACAGTGATACGTGGTATGAAGATTGGGAAAAACTTACAGGTAAAACTACTTACAAAGAAACTAGCGGTGAAGTGCAGATATATCGTAAAGGAAACAAACTTGTATCTGATGCATATAACTGGGTACATAATGACAGTTTTTGGAAACAATTGTATAGTAATGTGCAAAACATTGAACATGTTTATTTTGCAGGTGGCGAACCGATGCTAATAGATAGACACTATGATTTTTTACAACATTGCATTGATACTGATAGCGCAAAAAATATTATTGTTGAATATAACACAAACATGAGTACATTGCCACCTAGAGTAATCGATTTGTGGAAAAACTTTAAACAAGTCCGAGTTGGTGCAAGTATAGATGGATATGGCAAAGTTTTAGAATACCAAAGAAATCCAGCAAAATGGAATAAACTTTTAAAAAATCTATATACATTAGACGGATCGCCGCCTAACATAATGGGATGGCTTGCCTTTACAGTTACAGCATATAACGTAAACCATATGATTGATTTTATGAAATGGAAACTTACAGAGAGTGGTTTTAAAAAATTAAATTGCTTTAAAGGAAAACCTATAATCACATTCCATATGGCACATCATCCTAAACACTTAAATATCAGAGTGTTGCCAGATGATTTAAAAAAACACATTGAAACAAATTTTGATAATTTTGTAGACTGGATAGAAGATACAGATTTACCAGATAATACAAAAACAAAGGCAAAGGGTATAAGAAACAGTGTAGTAAGTTATATGACTAGTGAAAGTTACTATAAAGAGCATTGGGATTATTTTAAAAATTATACTGCTACATTAGACAAAATTAGAGCAGAAAGTTTGTTAGACGTAGAACCGATATTTAAGGATTATATATAATGAGTTTTGATACAGTTGACCTACTTACAGGTAAAGTATTTCAAGTTACTTGGGATTTAGGCAGACGTTGTAATTATGATTGTAGTTATTGCCCAGCACATAGACATGATAATTTTAGTCCTCATGCAAGTCTAGACGAACTTAAAAGTGCAGTTGATTTTCTTTTTGAATATATTGATGTTTATATGGAGAAAAGAAGTTACAAGCATACTAGCATAAGTTTTACTGGTGGAGAACCAACAGTAAATCCAAACTTTATTCCTTTTGTAAAATATTTAAAAGAAGAATACGAAGCTAAGTATCAAGATAAATGGGCTTGTGGTTTTGCACTTACAAGTAATGGTGCAATGAGCGCAAAAATGGCTGATGCAGTAATGGAAAATTTGGGACACATTACAGTTAGCTATCACGCAGAAAGTGATAACAAACTTAAACAACAAGTGCGTGATAGAATAAAACAGTTTCATGATGCTGATTATAGTATTAGTTGTAATGTTATGTTTCATGCTGCTTACTTTGACGAATGTAAAGATTTATGTGATTATCTACACAATTTAGGCGTAAAATATGTACCAAGAATTATTGGAGAAGAGCCTGACAGTAAAAGTAATTTTGCACATATGTATACTGATGAACAATTAGATTACATGAAAAATTACTGGACATATAAAAATGCAGAATTAAACGAGACACAAGAAGAAGCAGCACAACTTAGCAATGCTGGAGAAAAGACTAGTGAAAAGAAAAAACTAGGTATGACAATCGGTAGACCGTGTTGCGGTAGTCGAGAAATGTGTTTGAGTTTGAACGGCGAAAGTAGAAAAAGCACATTTGTTGATTTAAGAGAATTTAAAGGTTGGCATTGTAGTGTAAATTATTTCTTTTTACATTTAGAACAACAAACTGATAGTGTTTTCCATCATCAAACTTGTCAAGCCCGCTTTGATCAAACACGAGGTCCAATTGGTAAAATTAGTGAAGGTGATAAAATATTAGCAGACCTAAAACACAAACTCAATACAAATACATTACCTACAATTATTTGTCCAAAGCACACATGTGGATGCGGACTGTGTGCGCCTAAAAGCAAATACATAGACAATTATAATAAAGTGATGGAAGGTCATCTAGAGGAATGAATGTAATAGATCCTTTTAATGTTTTTGAAATACAAATAGATGTTACAAGTTATTGTAATAGTTTTTGTGGTGCGTGTGTAAGAAACATTAAAGGCGGTGCAGTCAATCCTTTAGTAAAATTGCAACATATAGATTGGGACGTTTGGCAGCAAGTTTGTGATTTTGCTGATAAAACTAAATTAGAAAAAATTAGTTTCAACGGCAATTTTGGAGACATATCAAGTCATCCAAAATTTATTGAAATGTTAGAATTATTATATGATAAACCAAATCAAAATGTTAGATTAAATATACACACTAATGGCGGAGCAAGATCTAAAGACTTTTGGATTTCTTTAGCAAACATTGTAAAGAAATTTCCGGGAAGTGTGGTTACATTTAGTATTGACGGATTAGAAGATACAAATCACATATATAGACGAGGTGTAGATTTTGGCGATATTATGAAAAATGCTAAAGCATATATAGATGCAGGAGGTCCTGCTAGATGGCGTATGATTGTATTTGACCATAACTTACATCAGTTACAGGAAGCAAGTAATCTAGCAAAAGAAATGGGTTTTATTGCATTTAGTTTAAATAGAAGTTTTGATAACAGTATACCTGTTGTTGAATACAAAGGAATGCCTGCTGGACTAATTACGTCTCCTAATAAACAAACTGTAGATAATCTACGTAAAGATGTTGAATGGGCCGAAGATGAAATAAAAAATAATGATAAAAAGACTAGCAACAGTACAGAAGTTTCTAAACCTGTTTGCCCGTGGATGAAAGATGCCAGAATTCAAATAAATCAAATGGGAGAAGTATGGCCTTGTTGTTATTTTAGTATGCATACTGGTAGGGCAAATGACCGGAGACGTTTTGTCTGGCTTGATGAAAGAATAAGTGAATACGGTAGTAATTTTAACAATTTGAATTATTATAATATTTTTGAAATATTAAATCATAAATTTTATGAAGAAGATTTAGAAGATAACTTTTCAAATAGATTATTGCCTTTATGTACAGAAAAGTGTGGTATATAAATGAAAATAGTTTGTGTAGGTTGTAGTTATACAGATGGTTGGGTAGATGGTATTATGTCTTTTAAAGACACCTACCCTTATAAATTATTACAATATTTTCCAGATGCTACTGTATACAACTTAGGCATTGGTGGCGGTAGTAATTATCTAACTTATAGATTTATGGATCAGGCAATTAGTTATTATAAACCAGACATAGTAGTAAGACAAATTACAACACAGAATAGATTTTTTGCATACAACATGGAAAAAAAATTAGAAAATAAAGCCTTGGTAAGGCATGCTACAAAAAAACCAGGTGAAAACTATTACTTGATAAACAGAAACACTTTTAAAAAAGATTGTCAAATTTTTACTTTGTCAACAATAGGCAAAGGTAGATTATATAACAGCAGCACTAGTGAAAAAATTCACAAGATGTTTTTTAAATATATTCATCCAGACATTTTTTACGAACAAGACAAGGCTTTTTTATTAGCAGGAGATGCAGTATTAAATAACTTCAAAGGAAGACATGTAACATTTTCTTGGTTTGAAAGAGACATACATTTAGATAATCCGTGTATAGAGGATACAATACAGTTTAAAGACAAATATGTTTTAGATAAAGGTTATCATTTTACACCTGAAGGTAATGAAGCATTAGCCGAAAAAGTTTATGACATGTTAAAAGAGAAATATAAAGAATGAAAATTGGAATAGTTGGTAGCAGTCATAGTTATGGATATAATGGAAAAGGTGCAAAGTTGACACCTAGACTTTATGAACAATTAAATGAAATGATGCCAGAACACGAATTTATATGTAAAGCAATGTCTGGACGAGGAAGTGAATTGTATGCTAATCGTATTATGCATTTAGTTGAAGATTACCAAGTAGATGCAGTTTTAATTGAAGGAATTACCAACAGAGGGACACGTTATATATACAATGGTCCTTATTGGCCTACACCGTCTAAACCAAATGTAAATTTTGAACGCTTGAAAAAAGATTATATGACATCTTATAGTCCTCTATGGTATGATGGAACACTTTATTCAACTACTGTTGACTATAAAAATGTAGATTATATACCAAAACATAAATTTAAAATATGGAGCGATGTTAATCAACTTCTCCACGATGATATGGCAGCAGGTACAATTGCTTGTATTGATTTACACTATGCTAGAAAAATATGTCAAATGGCCAATGTTATTGATATATGTTGGACTGTTCATAATGGAACACATTTGCCAAGTGATCATCCTGATATAAAAAGTGTATACCATTTTATCAAACTTCAAAAGCATTACGATCCTAGAAGGGTAAAATCTTGGACAAATGATGGTGTACATATGAATTTATATTGGCAAGAAAAAGTGTTAAAGGAATACATTATTCCAACAATTAAACTAAGATTAGGAGAAATAAATGTTTGATATTGTAAAAGATTACAATAATATTTTAGTTAATTGCAGCGGCGGCGCTGATAGTTCTATTATGTTATTTGAACTGATACGAACACTCGAAGAAAACAATATTAAAGATAAAAATGTACATGTGCTAACATTAGGACATGCACGTAAAGATAATTGGAACCCCCAGGTTGCACAGGGTGTAATTAGATTTATTGTTGGATACTTCAAAACATCTTTAATAAGAAAGCATCATATTTACTACTATGATTTGCCTGAGCCGGAGTATTTTACAGAAGCACAACTCGAAATATATAAACTTCATAATATTGATTTACAAATGAATGCAACAAGTATGGCGCCTAGTAAAGATGCTACAATAGAACTGAACGGTAAAACTATTGATATTGTAGAAACATGTCCTGTAAAAAAACGTCAAGATGGATTTGAAATTTTTAGTGAAATGGTGCATGATAGTAAAAAAATTCCTCCTCAGTACAGACCCTGGGGACAAATGACTAAGGATCAATTGGCTGAAATATATAAACAACATAGCCTAGTAGATACTCTATTGCCTCTTACACGCAGTTGTGAAGGATTAGCAAATGTAACAAATAACTATTCTACAGTATGCGGCGATTGTTGGTGGTGTCATGAAAGATATTGGGCATTTGGAAAATTTTAAAACATTAGTGCTGCATGGTACAAGTCATACAGTGCCTGAATTTAATCCATTTTGTGAATTAGTTGCAGAAAGATATGAAGTTGAATCATACAACTATGGTGTAGTTGCACTAGGAATAGAAAGTTACTTTTCAAGGATACATGGCATTATAAACAAGCATCAAAATGAAAATATTTTAATTCTAGCAGAAATACCAAAATTAGGACGTTACCAAGAATACAAACGTAAAAAAGATATAAAATATAAGTCGTGGAGTATGGTTGATAATTTTCCTAAATTTTGGGACTATCGTTTGTTTAATTGTTTCATAGAATATTACAACATATCAAAATTAGATGCAGGAATGACTACTTGGGACAGGGTGATTGAAAAATCTTTAATGAAATTAAAAGTAAATAGTATTAGAACACTAGAACAAGAAGATCTTATTTCAAAAATAGTAGCGTTAAACGCCTTTATAAAAAGTAAAAATCATAAAGTTTTATGGTTTAGTTTTGATAACTATCTCATAAAAGACAAACGTGTAAAAGATGAATTTAAAATGCATGACGTTGAACTTATAACCCACTATGTGTTGGATAATAGGATAAGGAGATTGTATAATTATAATGATGATTCTATATATAAAAATAAGAAACTTTATGTTGACGGCTTTCACGCATCTCCTATGGTATGGGAAACTCTAATTGAAAATTACTTTTATGGTAAACTAGACAACTTATTGACAAAAAAAGAAAGATAAAGTATAATTAAACATGACTGAAGATTTAAAATGGTCAAATTATGACTTTACAAAAATACCCTTTGATGATATTGTCAGTGTTGGGCAGCGTACTCTACTCTACCGCGACATATTCACAGTCAGTTGGCTCCTTGGACGATTCTGTAACTATCGTTGTAGTTATTGTTGGCCTTACGCCCGCAGTGACCGTAAAGACCACCGTCCTACAGAACTATGCTTACGGACCATAGATGAAATAAAGAGACAGGCACGTGAAAACGGATTTAATAGTTATCATTTTAGTCTTAGTGGCGGGGAGCCTACTTTCCATCCTGGCTACTTGGATATTCTACAGCATCTGGCTGATGACGTAGACAACACCAACTATACTAGTGTACACATGACATCAAACTGTAGTCGACCAATGAGTTGGTTTAAAGACTATGTAGAACGTGTAAAACCTTTCCATAGAGCAAGTATTACAGCAAGCCTACACACAGAACACTTAAATACTGTAGAAAAAATGCAAGACTTTGCAGACAAGTTGATACTGTGTCAGGAGCATGATGTACAAGTTACGATCAATATGGTTATGGTGCCAGACTGGTTTGAACGTGATTGGGAAAACGCTTTGTTCTTTCATGAGCAAGGTATCAATGTCACCCTTAAACCGCAGTCCGACCCTACGGCGTCGAGAATCGTTGAAGGATACAAAGAAGAAGACTTGAAACGTTTATGGAACGGTATGCCACAACGTGCATATACAGAAAGTAAACGTGTATGGGCAGAACGTCCTAAGCCTAAATTTGAGATACCTGTAGATGCAATGCACAAGCCTGATGCAAGTGTTCCCTGGCACTTCCAAGTAGAGTTTAGAGACAAAGAAGGTAAAGCATGGTACATGGATCAAGCAGAACGTTTTAATGCGTTTAATTTTAATAAGTTTAAAGGCTGGAGTTGTAATGCTGGCTATCAAGGCATTATTATACGTGAACCTGATGGAAGTGTAAAACGCAGCTACAGTTGTCATGATGTTCCATTAGGCAATATTGAAACAGGATTTAAACTTTTTGATAAACCAATGCCTTGTATAACAGATAGTTGTGTAAGTAGCGCCGATAGCAAAATTCCTAAAAGGAAATGCAATGAGGAAAATTGATTTTGAAATTGTAAATCCGGCATTTTTATATAAAATGGATGAACATGCTGAGTTTTGTTTTGAAAATGAACCTAGAGGATTTTTTTGGCATCCAATATACAAGCATTGGATAATATTCAGTATGGATAAACTAAAAGAAGCATCAAAAATGAATGAAGTTTTTAGTTTAGCAAAAACTACACCTGTTCCATTTGATCCTACACCTTTAGGCGGTATATGGAGAGCAGGTTATGCACTAGCAATTAGAGAAGGTCCACATCACCATTTAGCAAAAAAACATAGTCTTGATTGGATTAAACGTCGAGCATCTGATTTTACAAAAATATTTACAAATAATTTAACAAATAATTTAGATAAAATAGAAAAAAATAAAACTTTTAATTCATATGAAATTATTGGAAGATTTGTAACTGATACTACAATTGAAAGCATCGAATTTCCTTGGAATAAGCTAGACGTAACCGATCACCATGTTAAAGATGGATATCATGAATGGATGCGTCCTGGTAATATTTTTTCTAGTTTTAATCCTGATTGGGATTATGACAAGCCAGTAGCCGAAACTACTGAATTTTATCATATGTTTGCAAAGATAGTTTGGGAAGCCATCGATTATTACCATAACCACGAACCTAATGCAGATACTATGATGAATATGACCCGCACTTTAAACGACAAGCAATGGGAATATAATGATAATCCTCGTATGATGTCATACATGTTTATACAATCGTTATGGACTACAGTTATTCCTACTTTTTCTTTAAGTCTGTACCAAAATCTAGTTATGAATTTATGTAAATATCCAGATATCGTGCATAGAATAAAACAAGACAGATCTCTTGTTACAGCATTTGCTAGAGAGAGTCTTCGTTTAGCTCCTCTCAAAGGCGGCATTCGCGATGTAACCGAAGATGTAAATTTTTATGGACATAAATTTGACATGGGAGGAAGAATAATGCTCTATACCTATGCTGCTAATCGTGATCCTAAATATTATAGTGAACCTTTAAAATTTAAATTAGAAAGAAATGACGAACCAAGTCCTGTTACTCTTGCATACGGTCCGCATCATTGCACAGGAGATTTTTTAGTTAAACATTATTTAGAAATAATTACTAATAAGTTATTAGACAGATTTGATAACTTTGAGATTATGCAAGAACCAGAATTATTACCATCTATGTTTGGTAGTACAACAGTATATAAAAATTTGGAAATGAGATTTTCATGAGCCAAACCCAAATCCTAAAACAAAATAGCAATGATTTACAAGATTTTATGCAAAGTTGTGATGCCTTAGGGTATTATAATAATAATTCCTTGCAAGCAATGAAATTTACTTGGTGTTTAGGATTAGGAGGTAAATGGTTTGTTACTTACGACAAAAACAGAATAGTTGGAATAAGCGGAGTTCATCCTTGGAGGAACGGTGTTAGAGCATTGTTTAGAGGCGCACAACTATATAGTATACCAGGTGGGCTAAGTAAGAATCATATGAATTGTTGGATGTTTAAATATCATTTACCTTTAGTAATAGACTTGTATAAAAATAAAAATATTTTTATTACAACTAATGTTGATAACGATGCAAGCGGCAAAATGCTAAAATTAAATAAATTATATTATATTTTAGAAAAAAATAATCTAGTTTCGCACGAAGGTTTAGATAATGTAATGGGTATAAAACAAAATATTTGGAAATTAAATATTACTAATTATTTAAAAGTTTTGCAAAGGTAAAAAATGACAATTTGCACCTGGTATGATAATTTTGATGAAAACTATTTTCAAAACATTATAAAAAATGGCGTAAATATATACACCTCTGGATCGTCGGGTACCCCTAAGAAAATTTTTCAACCACCAAAAAAAATACATTGTGATGCACAAAATGCTTGTGAAGTACAGGGTATCACACAAGACAGTAAAATATATACTTGTCTAAATCCATGTAAAGCAGGAGGACTATTTGCTCAAACTATACCTGGTTTGCTTGCCGGAGCAAAAATAGACCTAGAAAAATTTAATCCTTATAGATATGTAAAAGTAGCAGGTAAATATACGCACACACATTTGACTCCTAAACAAGCCAAAGGTGTAATGGCTACTAAGGGCTTTAAACAATTGGATTTGACAAACAAAACTTTCCTAATAGGTTCTGAACCTGTAACGTTTGATATTATTGATGCTTTTATAGATAAGGGTGCAACTGTAATATGTATATGGGGTATGACAGAGATTGGCGTGAATGCAATTATGCATAGAATTTATAACAAATTGGATATAGAGTTTTTAAAAAAAATTGCTCCTAAAAAAACTACTATTCTAGGAAATATATTTAATTGCGAATATAAAATTGATAAAGATAATTGTTTATGGGTAAAAGGAAGCAATAGTGTATACAATAATTGGTTTAACACTAAAGACACTGTTATCGAAGATAACGGCTATCTTTGGTATACTGGACGCTATGGTATACCAGTTGACTTTAATAAACCTCGTAAAGGATAAAATTGATGTATGATATTATCTTATTTACCGAAGGCGGAGATCCATTATTTCAAGTTGCTAGAGCAGTAGGTGCTTATAAAATTGCTTCTGCTTTAAGAAATGAAGGCTATAGTGTATTTGTTTTAAATAATTTTACACATTTTATACGTAAAGGAAATATAAATCAAATTCTTGATAAACTAATCGGAGAAAATACTTTATGGGCAGGATTTAGCTCTTCTTTATACATGAGAAAAGCTAAAGATGTAGTAAGAAAAAAACATTCACGAGATACAACTAGAAAAAACATTCTTTGGACATGGCCGATAGAAGACGAAGAAATAAAAAAACTAACAGATTATGTCAGGGCCAAGGGTGTAAAAACTGTTTATGGCGGTGTTATGGATACAAAACGGGCTACGGATGTAAAAGATTACATAGATTATTATATTGTTGGAATGGGAGAAATCCCTGCAATTGACTTGACAAAAAGTTTGCAACATAATACTGAAATAAATTACAATAAAGATTTAGGAACAACACCGTATATTATTGATTATGACCAAAAAGGTGATTTGTTTGATTTTAGAAATTCTGAAATAAACTATGTTACTGAAGACTTTTGGAGTGCAGAAGATGCAATGGGTATTGAATTTGGAAGAGGTTGTATATTTAAATGTAAATTCTGTGCCTACCCTCTTATAGGTAAGAAAAAAGGTGATAAAAGTTTTTTACGTTGTAAAGAACGTATAAAAGAAGAATTATTATTAAATTATAACTTATTTGGAACAACTAGATACGTAATAATAGACGATACATTTAACGAACAAACTGAAAAATTAGAAATTGTAGCACAAGCAATTGAAGAAACAGGAATTAAAGGTCTACAGTTTAGTGCTTTCATACGTATAGATCTAGTAGCAGCCTTTCCTGAACAAATTGACTTACTAAGGCGTATAAATGTCTGTGCTTGGTTTTTAGGCGTAGAATCTTTAAATTTAGAAGCAGCAAAATCTATCGGTAAAGGGTGTACCAGAGAAAAAATATTTGATACCATAGAACAATCAAAAAAAGCGTTTGATTATAAACTAAGTGTATTTGGTAGTTTTATAGTAGGATTGCCGCATGATAACAAGCAAACAATTAAACATTGGACACAAATTTTATTTCAAAGAAAAGATTTATTTGATGCTTTTTCATTTAGTCCATTAGAATTAGGCACTGCATCTATATTATCACAAAATGCAAAATTTTATGGATACGATGTAAACGAACAAGATAATACATGGATCAATAAAGATTGGAACAGCGAACAAGCTGTAGAACTTGCAAGCGAATTACAGAGTCGTGTTCTTATGGATTATAAAGTTACATCATTTATGCTAATGTTTTATCAAGCCTTGGGATTTACATTTGATGAACTAAGAATAAAAACTTATGAATCATTATTTGAACCTCATATCATTAATTATGCTAGAGATTACATGGAAAAAACATATTATTCAAAAGTTGAAACTTTTTTAGGACTAAGGTAAGATATCGGCTACTAAATGTATACGTTCTTGTCTACTACAATTGATTGCAGTATGAAATCCTGTATGTGTTTGTGCCATTGTCCATTTGTTCAATGGCAAGTGATAAACTTCGTCTTCGATTACCATTAAACAACCTTGTTGTGTCTGTATAGGATAGTGCAATCTAGGTATAGGATCTTTGTGCCAGTTCATTGCTGTATTAGGTTTTGATTTCATGAATCGTATTCTAGCAGTTTTGTATTTACAATTTACTAAGTCAAAAATTTCTTCAAAAATTGTATTTTTAAAAACATCGCATATTGGCCAATTTTTTAAATTATCTGAGGATAAACGAATTTGTTCTTCACCATTAGCGGTAAATCTTACAAATGTACCTGCGTTGTCTTTTACATTAATAAAATAACCTGCGCCAAAACTTGCATCATCGGTATATCCTTTTGGCGCATTTAAACAAATCTGTGCTGCTTGTAAAGGATCTTTGTGTTCAAACCATTCTATATTTAATTTTTCTAATTCATTGTGTAAATTATTGTATGTTGGTAAATCTATATTTTGAAAATATTTCATTAAACTACCTTATTTATAAATACACTATATTTATTATCAAGGTGTAACATGAAAAAATATTTGACACATTTGCCTATAAAAGATACTGTTTTTGATGCTTTGAAAAAAGAATTCTATTTACACGAAAACAAAGCAAGAAAATATTCTGCTGGACATGTAACTTTAGAAAACGTAGATATAATTAGACTTACAGATGTTGAAGAATGTAAATATGCAAATATTATTGCAGATAAATTGTCTAGCAAAATAAATTGCGAAGTAAAACCTCGATATGTTAGACAAGTTGCAAATACAAGTTTAAAACCGCATAAAGATTTAGGTACAAATGTTTGTATCAATGTACTATTGCAAGGTACTGCACCTATTATTTTTGATTATGAACACGAATTTAATTATAAATGTGCTGTTTTAAATGTTAGCAAAACTCATCAAGTTGATTCATTAGATACAAGATTATTCTTTAGATTAAGTATGAATGCAGAAATTTACTATGATGATTTTTTAAAAAGAATAAACGGAATAGAAGAAGATATTTTTGACATTGACCTTTGAATTAGATAGAGAATTGTTTACTACAAAGTCAGACACGTTTGGATTATTCGATGATCTTATAAAAGACTATAAAGACAAAAGCATTTTAGATTTCGGAGGCAATCACGGAAATCTAATCAAAAGTAGTAATGGTAAAATTAAAAAAGAAAATTATACATGCTTGGATATTAGTATTGTGGGACTAAACAATTTGCCTAAAGATGTAAAAAGTATACATTGGAATGCCTACCATCCAACTTATAATACTTTAGGAAACGTAGATGAACCTTTTCCTAAATTGTCAAAGTATGATATAATTTTTGCTAATAGTGTATTTACTCACAACACTATAGAACAGATGTTGTATTGTATTAAAGAACTGCTAAAAACAAAATCAACATTATATTTTACATATATTGATACAACAAATATTGATTTTTTTAAAGGTGTAAAGCAATACAAACCTATTTACATAGATGAGCAAATTATAAAAAATAAACAAAACAAAAATTTTTATTATATATTAAATCATGAAAAAATTGTTACAAAATTACAAGAAGACTGGAACGATCTGTGGTTGATAATAAATTCTAAATATTTACAAAGTTTAATTCACTCAGTTGTATCTGATAGTTTAACAATTGATTACGGCAGAGCAAGATGGCTAAATTATATGAAGATAACACCTTAGTGTTATCTTCCTCTATCAAATCTGTTTACACGAGTAATATTTAATCCTGATAGATTTAAACCAGTACCTATATTTGCAGAACGTTTAGGAAATGATGTTTGTGTAATTGCTGCTGGATCTTGATATGCAACTTTAGCAGGACCGCCTTCTAAACTGTTATAATCGTTCCAGTTGCTATCTGTAGCACTTGTTGATTCTGTGCCATAGTAAAATACACTTGCATCTTGGACGTCTAAGTTTGCAAAATAAGTTTTTACATCACTGTATGTCCAAGCACGATTTAATCCAACTAGTGTAGCAATAAATCCAGCACCTACAGGACATGCTGCACTTGTTCCGCCAAATGCGCAATCTTCTGGAACGCCACTACCGCTACCACTGTTAGCAGTAAATCCAGGATATACAACAGGATATCTTCCTTCGCTGGTGTAGGATCTATTTGCTGCTAGTATACCATCTGCTGCAAAATATGCATCAATGCCTTCGCCTCTATCGCTGTAATTCACTTTACGTTCTAGGTTGCCTGTTGCATACTCGTCATCTAAAGCACCTATGTTTATTGTTTTGTATGTAATTTCACCTGTGTCTGGATCAACAGTTCTACCGCCTTGTTGTGGAAAACCACGTCTGTTTGTTGTACCGGTAACTTCTATTCCAAACTCGCTATAACTACTGTCTTCTAATGAGTCAGTAGGACTGGTTGAAATGTAATTATTAAAATCTTGGTGTCCGTAATTTGTTTGTTTTTGATTACTGTTACCAGCAGCACAAACAAACAACACTCCACTATCAATTAGTTCGTCTAGTGCTGTTGTAATAGAGTTGGTTTTCATTTCACTTTTCCAACGTCCACCGTCACCAGTTATGCCCATATGCGAAATAAATGCAGGCTCGCTTGTATATGATACAGCAGCACCGCCTCTAAAGTGATAGTAGTTGGTGCCGCCTGATTTGGTTGCTCTGTATCCCCAACTGTTTGAACTCACTGTTGGATCTTTTGTTCCATACTTGGAATTTATAGGTTTTGTTGTATGAAAGATTTTTTGTATATCAAAGCCATATTCAATGTCAGCACCATATGTGCCATACAAGTTTAAAGCCCATTTGTTAGCATTGTATGCCCATCCTTGTGTTCTACCGTATGTAAGCGCCATACAGGGCGTACAGTGCTGCCCTACGGCGCTTTGTGAAGTATTACTGCCGTTACAGTTAGAGCGTGTATAAGAGCTTGTAATAAAGGGTACAACACCTGCACTTGGGTATTTTGCATTGAATACACTACTGCGATTGTTAGTGCCTGTCCACCATGCTCTTGCCACACTTTCAACAGGGACAGTTGTACCGTCCCAACGAGTAGTAAGTCTACCGCCTGGATCGGCGTCAAAGAAATCTGGATCTAAATAATAAGGTGCATCTAAAACCAAATCTAAAACATCGCAAGTACCATTACCTGGTAGTACATTTCCGCCTGTGTAACCATCAGGGTCTGGACTATCTACACAATTATTTTGGAATTCAGGATGACCAATCCAGCCTGCACCATCGTCTGCCACAATAACATCAACATCGGCGCCATCACCGTATTGTGTCAAAGTTGACTCAAACACATAATTATCTGCTTGCCCTTGATCTACCCAAGGATCAAGTTTTTGAGCATGACGTGTTAAACTCCACGGAGCTCTGTTTACATCTGTTGCATCAGGTGTGCCTGGAAGTGTATTTGAATTTTCGTGTTCTCTGTATACTTTTACTGTGCCTTGTAGTCTAGTAAGAGTAGGAACACTAGTTGATTGTAGTTCTTCGGGTGGTGGTCTATAATCGTCTGGATATAGAGTATAGTCAATGTTTAACCAAGCAATACGAGCATCATTTTTTAAAGCAGTTGCTTCTTCATCAGTAAGCATAAACGTACCACGAGTAGGAGAATGTGCTTTGTCATCATAACAGGTACACGACCTGTCTGGAATGTTTTCAACTCCGCTTGTAGTCTGGCAAAGTAATTCGTGTATCTCATGAAATTGTTCAGCAGTATGAGTACCTAGTTGGTAATACTTTTCAGACATTGTTTCTCCTTAGTAACCGCTTACTGTAATTGTTAATGGATTTGATGTAAATGTTGTTTGCCCTGTTACTATCATGCTTGCACCTGAAATAGCAGCATCTGGCGATCTAAGTGTAAATGTTAGGAAGAAGTCAATTCCGCCACCAGGATTGTCTACGCCTATAGTCAAACTAGTGAACAATCCTGCATTACCACTGGTGCCAATCTCTGTTACTGTCCAAGCACTTCCATCTCCTGCACTATCATGGAACAGGAATTTTTTAACAAGGAATTGATCAGCACCTGTTGCTGTACCAACATCATTGATAGCAAGTAAAATTTCGCCCCCTGAACTATATCTATCAAAACGATATCTAAGGATTTCTTTTACGCGGTCTGTACCGTCTAGTGTATCGTCATTGGCAATAGTGCTCAGTATAGGAGCATTTACCGCTGCTGGTACAAAAGCTGTAGGATCATTTGATGCTTCCTTACCCAGCATCAAAACACCTTCAGTAGAGATATCTAATTTTGCTTTTAAGTCAACATCGTCAATTTGTATATTTGCAGCATCTACTTCAAAGTCATTTACTGCTGTTACTACAATACCTGCTGCACTTGAAATTTCAGGAGTACCTGCTGCATTACTTACAATAGTGTCTGCTGTTAGTGTACCGCTGACATTTGCATTTCCAACAACATCAAGTGCTTCGGTTGGAGTAATTGTTCCTACACCTAATTTAGATTCTTTCCAAGACATGTAATTTGTTGCTGAAGCAAAATCACCTGTGGAAGTAGATGCAAATAACAAAGCATTTTCTCTAGCAATAATGTTACCTGTATATGTAAATCCGTTTGCATCTTCTCTACCAAATTGTATTGCGCCATAATTAATAGTATCTTGACCTGCTAAATCATCTGCACTTGACCTTAGCAGTGTTAGTATAGATGATTCGTCAACTGAATCTAACATTACTTTTGCTGACGTAGCAGCACTTGAATTACCTACACTAATTGTATTAGTAGACGAGGATATTACAGGAACAGTAATACTATTTGCAAATAAAGTTGCATTTACTGCATCAAGTATAGGAGAACTATCATCACCAAAAACACTACCTGTTAAATTAGAAACTATACTATCTGATATTAAAGTGTTAGCAGTAATAATTCCAGTACCCACCCCGCTTGCTGTAATATCACCTGTAATGCTTATATCGCCGTCGCCATTGATTTGATAACTAGTTATATCTAGATCGCCGCCTAAATTTAAATCTACACCCAATGTAACATTGGTATCATTTAAGGTTATCACTGGACCGGTTGTGTTATCAGTAATACCTGTGATTTCACCACCGCCGCCGCCGCTGCTAGTTACAACGTTACCGCCAGGTGTGGCACCGTCTCCTACGTATATACTTTTTGTATCAGTAGTATATATTAATTCGCCTTCTGCAGGCACAATATCTGTACGGTTTGTACTTAATCCGCGTCTTAGCTTTAAAGCCATTATAGTCTCCTAGGTAATGTACTGTTTTATATATTTATCTCTTCTACTGAAAAGATCAAATGTACTCTAGGGTCCTTACTTGCATTTAAGGCGGTATGGGGTATAGTTGTGTCTACATAATATGCACTGCCAAAAGGCAATCTTACAGCCTTGTCATTAAATAACATCATGCAATTTTCATTAGTATAAATTGGTATATGAACTCTTGGCGATGGATCTTTATGCATTGTGAGACATGTTTTATGCAACATGTACATAAATCTACCTCTAGTAACATGTATATTTTTATCTTTTAATTTTTGAATAATTTCATCAAAAATTGTGTCTTTAAACATATCGCAGGTAACATTAAAATCTTTTTCTTTTAATGTATCTGTTTTTCTTACTGGTACTGGACCTACCGGATTTTTTTCATATGCAACCCAATCAAAATATAGACTACCACAACTTTCCAAAAGTTGATCTTCTTTTGGTGTTTCTGATCTACACTGTATTGCTAATTGTTTAATATCAGTCTTAAGTAAATTATCTATATCTAACTTATAGTATTCTTCTACTATTTTATTATAGTCAAATTCTATGTCAATTTCTTTTAGCATAATTTATTTATTCAGCTTCAAAAATTTGTGTGTTCTTTTACCTATATCTTTTTTTAATTGTTGTAAATCTAATCTAAAGTCGACAGTATCGATAGTATCTTGATATTCTTCAAAAAAATCGTCAAGTATAGTTTCGACATCTTGATCATTTTGTTGGGACTTGTTTATATCAATTTCCCATTCTTTACCGTCTAAAAATTTAACGACTACTGTACTCATATATTCCATAGGAATATAATCCATATCTATTTCACTTAGTATTTTGTCCCAGTAGTCGTCTCTGTTTCTATCATGCGTCACTGGTTTCTTTTTTCTTTGTTGTACGTTTTTTTGTTGGTGCCAATTCTTCAGCTTGTTCTCTAAGAGCTTTTGCTTCTTTAAACAATGCATCTGCTTGTGAACGATACTGAGCTGCCAGTGTTGCATCATCTAAAATACCATCGGTTGCAGGTGTTGTATCTTCGGTATAAGTTGCAACAGGATCAACTGCTGACTCTGTGGTAGTTGTTTCAGGCTGCACCGTTTTTCCGTCAGGACCTTTTAGTGCTAGGTCAGCAACTGTTACACCTTGCTGTTCTGCAATAGTTTTGTTCAGGTCTGATAGCAAAATCGAGGTATTATTATTAGGAGTCATTTCTACGCTGCTAGTTGGAACCTTGTTCAACTTACCAGTTTTACTAAATCCTGCTAACATGTTTCTTCCATCTGGCAGCATATTACGAGACATTGCTTCTGCAAATTCATATGCTTGTTGACCAGCAGCTGATTCAACTGCTTTGATTAGACTATCGTGTTCATCTGCACTAAGATTTTCAGTTTGTACTACTAAACAGTTATCTGGATCGCCAGGAATAACTCGATATGCTACAATTACTTTTCTTCTGTTACTGGCAATTCTGCCTACGTGTTTAAGAGCCATTGGTTTCCTCCATTGCTGGCGCCGGTGCTGATGCCGGTGCTGCTTGTGCTGCTGCTGCACCTTCTTGTGCTGCCTTTGCTTGTGCTTCAACTTCTTTTAAGAAAGCATCAAGTTTATTATATAAAGCACCCACACTAGCAATCTCGTTTGCTTTAAACGTACCACGTTCAGTTGCAAGTTCAATCACAGCCCGTGCTAGTGCCAAATCTTGAATGTTTAATTCGTTTTGATTTGTTTGTGTGTTTTCTGTCATTTTTAAAACTCCTTGTATATTACTTATAATGACTGTTTTAATTGTATTTCAAATGTGGACAAGCAAGCACAAAAAAACTCATTTCTTTTGACTGCTCAAATCCTACTACATTTAATTGTGTTAGATTTTTCATTTTATCAAAACCTATAGCATGTCCAAAAAAATATCTTCCACTTAGATTATCTTCTATCCAATCACAGATAGCTCTGTCGATATTGTACTTTCTAGAAACTTCTACTGTACTAAAGTGAGGAGGGCAAAAGTCTACCCTCCTTAGATCTAAAACATCTAACGGATTTGGATCTTTTAGTTTCACGCAGCCTCCTCGTAGTGCGCAGTTATACCAAACGGTGCTTCCAAGTTTTTATTATGGTTACTATGGATAATAAAAATAGTTTCACACCAATCTGGATCGCCCCAGCTATCCCAAGCGTATCCGTCTGTAAACATAATAAACTTTTTAGGTTGGATGTCGTTGTCTTTCATGTACTGCCAATTTACCATAAAGTCGGTACCACCACCGCCTAAGATTTCGTAATCTGTCAGTGCATCTCCGTCATCTGCACTAAAGTCTTGTTCATTATATACAGCAGTATCAAAGCACCACAATTTAATTTTGTAGTCTTTGTATTCGTCCATAATGCCTTGAATTTCACCTAAAAAGTCTTTTGCCTGTGCATCACCAATTGACCCACTCATATCAAGTGTAATACAAATATCAATTGTATCTTGGAAATTCATACCTGGCAAGATAGCACCTGTGTGCCAGCCTTTGCGTGAAGGACGAGCAAATGTGTAGTCACTTTTAATAGTGCTTTGAATTTGCTGACGTAGCAGTTCACGCCAGTTCATTTTAGGTTCAGTTAGTTGTTTAATAAGACGTTGAATACCTGCTGGTGTATTGCCAGCGCCTGCACTTTGTGATGCTTGGATCATTGCTTCTTTAATCTCGTCTTTGATTTGATCCATTTCGGCTTTGCTGTACTTGGGACGACCTTTGCCATCTTTGTTATCTTCTTCTGTGCCGTCACCTTCTAAGTCCAAATGCTCGTCTAGCATTTCACCTAGTTGCTCTAAGAATTCTTGTCCGTTCTTTTCTGCTTCTTTAAATAGTTCGTCATATACTTCTTCACTAGTCCAACCTTCGTATTTAAAGTCTTGGAAACAGTCTACAATGCTAGGCTTTTCACCAATACGATCACGTACCAACAAGTTGTTTACAATATAGTCCGCTGCAATGTTATACAACATTGGATTGCGTTCATCTCTGCGGCCTAGGTGATCAAACACACAGTGTAGAATTTCATGTGCAATAACAAATTCGATTTCTTTATTATTCATTGCGTTAAAGAATTGTGTGTTAAAATACAAATTACGTCCGTCTACTGCGGCTGTAGGGCACCACTCGTCTGCACATTGAATACGCAAACGTGTTGCCATATTACCAAAAAATGGATGACGTAGCAACAACCCGACTCGTGCAACAATGATGCGATCTAGCACATCTTTGCGCATTTCATCTAGATCTGTTTCTGTAATATCTGGATTAGGTTCCCAGTTTTTAAGTTTACTTGATGTATCTTTAGTGGACATATTGTACCTCTTATATCAGTGCCTAGCATTACTATAACATATTTAATTATAATGTCAACCTCAAATAGAAAAAATGGGCAGCCTAAGCCACCCATTTTCACTCAAATTACACCGCTTGTGCTGCTTTGATATATTTGCCATAACGGTTGTGGAACTCGTCAAAGCATGCCACTTCGTCTGGATCAATTGGCAGCGCATATTGTGTTAGCGCAAGTTTAATACCCATAACAACTAGTTCTGTGTCAAAGTTATCCATTGCAAAACGTAGGAAGTTATTGACTTTATCATCAAACTTTTTGTCATTTTTATCTGATGCTTCTTTTAGTTCATAGCAAAGACTAACAGTCAGTGAATACATGGCACTGATTTCTGACGTGCTCATGTCTTTTACTTTACCTGCAAGAATATCAGTTGGATTAGGCATACTTGCGGCTACTTTGCGGTGTGCCATAAACTTGACGCCTAAACCTTCTCCTACGGAACCTGCAACCAAGTCAGTAGTGGTATTTTCGTCAAGTCCGTCATCGAGCAATTCACTTACAAATGACCACGAACGTGGAGTAGCAAATGAACGGCTTGCTGACTTAGGATCAAAGTCGTACAGGTCTTTCTTGGAGAAAGTCAAGTAACCGACAACGTCCTTGTGAATGTTGTTATCAACGGCCCACTGGAACCAATCGTCAAAGTCGACAGCCAATTCAATGTGAACAAAGCGATTGGCTAGTGGTGATGGCATACGATATGTTACGCCTTTATCTGCTTCACGGTTACCCGCAGCAACGATGATAACATTGTCTGGCAGTTTGTATTGCCCGACACGACGATTCAAAATCAACTGATATGCTGCCGCTTGTACAGCAGGTGCAGCTGAGTTCATTTCGTCAAAAAATACAACAATATTGTCGTATTGTGCTGCTAGTTCTTCGTCTGGAAGTTCTGCAGGCGCACCCCATGTCATTTTAACATTTTTGCTGTCAAAATATGGAATGCCTTTAATATCGGTTGGATCCCAAAGACTCAACCGAATATCAATTAGTAGTGAATTACTTAGGCTATCGGTAATTTGTGCAACGATGTCACTTTTGCCGATGCCGGGAGGACCCCACAAAAACACTGGACGCTTTTTTAACATAGCGTGACGCAGTGCGTTTTTTGCTTTGTTGGGTGATACTGTGCGAATTACGTCTGACATTTTGTATTCCTTTTCTAATCAGTGCCTATGTCTTAGTGTAGTATACTTTTTTTACTTTGTCAAGTAATAAGATTCCAAATAATTGCGCCAATTACAATCATCCAAAAAATACCCATTACTTCGTTTTTAACAACATCACCGCTTGTAACTTTTTGTGTACATTGCGGACAGTGTGAAGCACCCAACGGCTTGTCGCTGTAGCACTTAGGACATTGTGTATTCATCATAATTATGACTCCTTATATAATTTACGGATCTTAGCACGATCATTAAAACCAATGCCTTGCTTCCAAAGGAAGTAATCAAATCCTTGCTCGCAGTCTACGTCATCGCCTTCAGCATCAGCAAGAAACTCAATTGCTTTCTTCCAGTTACAATCGCAGAACTTCATAGTTGCTGCAACCTGCTTGCGGAACTCTACAAGATTAGCCGCTTCAGCAGCCTCCTCTTGTGCTTGAGACGCTTTCATTGCGTCAACCAAAAGGTCCCAACACTCTTGCTTCTCAGCAGGTGTATACTCTGACCAATCGTCAAAGAAACGCTGTGATGGACGGAATCCATATGCGTCTTTGTGAAGATCGGAAATAATTGTATCGTCAAAAGTGTAAGACATTTTGTAACCCTCTTTGTCTTGTTGCCCTATACATATAATATAATATATGTTTTACCGATTGTCAACCATTATTTTGATAAAAGTGCATCTAAAACAATAATACCTAGCAATACATTTAAAGCATCATTATTGTTATGATTATGATTGTTGTAGTTTGGCTGACGATTATTGATACGATCGTGTACAGGATCACCAACTACAGGAGGATCAGTTTGTAAGCCACGGTCTGTATAATACGAACGAGCCATGTGATGACAATGCCACATGCCACGCCATCCATCTGTTGTACCATAATGACAACCTGCTTGATTGAGATATCCGGGATCTGCGTGTGCAGTTGATCCTAGTAGTGCTAGTGCTAGTACTAAACGTTTCATTTTTTTGCCTTCTATGCCTATTACATTTACTAATAACATAGCGCAAAAAAATAATAAAGTCAACCTTTTTTATTCAGTTTTACACTAAAACTTCCAGGATTATTTGGTGTTTGTTTACATTCTCTGATGCGTGGATGATTTCTAGCCCAAGTTTCAAATTCACGCATCATTGCACCTTGACCAGTAATTACAATACATTTTTTATGTCCAGCAAAATATGCCTCGGTTATTCTACTATTGAAGTGTTGCCAAGCAGTATGAATGTGATATCCGTGTAAATCAATCCTCATCCTTCTTTGACCTTGACATAGCTTTTGTTAAACCATATTTGCGCAAGTCTCCGCTAAACAAACCAAGTTCAACTGCTTTACGTTCATTTGTAACTGTAATGCTTCTGTTTGTAAGGTAATAAGGACAATCAATAAACTTATCTAGAAATATAATTACTTGTGTAGTCATAGGCATGTCACGTGGGTATGGAATGTCATATGTTTGTAATTCAATTTTGTTTATTACATCAAAGCCATCATCTGTAAGCCTGAGGCCACCTACGTCTTTTTGTCTTGTGTTATACCACCAGAGAGGCATATGCTCTTTAACACTTAAATCGTTATAACTTTTTCCTAATTCTTTGAGAAATAATTTTGTATAAGTTACCTTACTCATGGATCCAATTTTTCGCCTGCTGTCAATTTAAAAACAGCAAACTCATCTGTGTTAAACATATCATTTAATTTTTTAGCTAAATTGTGTGCATGTCCCGGATTACTAAAACTTGTTTTCTTATATTTAGGTCCAGGATATCCTGTCAAACTATTACTGCTTTTTAAATTAAAAGGTTTATCTTGATAGAAAACAGCCCAAATAGCCTCTGCATCAAGAACTTGTTCGCACTTGTATGTAACTTTATTAGTGAACTCTAATTTTACTGTAGGCTTGGGTCTACTCATATGCGTATCCTTTAATATAAACTACGCATATATTTATCTTTTTTACCAGCCCCCTGAGTCCATATTAATCTCAATAACTTGATCTTGGTTTAGCTTTTCAATTTTTTTATCTAGCACTGCTTCTAAATCGCCATGTAATCTTGCCATTACTTCGCCTAATGTAAACGCAAGAGTTTTTGCTTGATTTATATCTAGTCTAACTTCTTTAGCTCTACTTTGTTCAGCAACCTTTACCATTTGTATAAGTTGCTGAATAGGCATAGTATTAATCGGATCTGTTGACATTTGCTAAAGCCAATTTCATTTCTAGTTCTGTTTTATATGGACCCATATAATCATTGCGTTCAACAGTGATTAGTTTAGGACAATAACTTTTAAGCCAGTTTACATTGAATTTGATTAGATAATATCCTGCACAATATACACTTTTTGATTTTTCACTTTTTGTAAACAAAGGTAATTTACGTTGGATATCAAACATACTGTTATATGGAATAGTCCTAGTAGGATATCCATGAACGTCTTTTGATGTGTCGCCTACTTTTGTTTTAATATTGGCAACTAAGAAATTATTACCGTATGTTTTTTTAAGTTGTCTTTCTGTTTTAAAAAGATTTATTTTTCCAGCACTGGTTAAAGTAAATCCTTCTTCATTTTTGCTAAGTGTGCCAATTTTTACACCTTCTTGCTCTACAATCCAAAATTTATCTTTTAAGACTGGTTTTGCTTTAAAAGTCATTTATACCTCGCTTGTAATGGTTCAGCATATTGTGCAGCATTATCTGCAACACGTTGAAGATCCCAACGAGCACAAAACTTCATTAGTCTCATGCCAACTTGAGAAATATTCTTACTTTCTGCTGAACCGATAGTATTATTTATTTCTTGTCTAATGTGCTCAGGTTGTGCAGTTAAATCACACAATGTAACATTACGTGTATAATCATCTAACACACGATGCTCTGCACCTTCATGATCTACCCAACGCTGTAGCATCATGTTATTCCAGTTGTAGCCTTTATTATCTTTGTCTGCAAAGGCTTCTTGTAAACCTACTTTGTTTTTTGTACCTTTTTTTCTAACACCTGGATAGGCGCTAAACACATTGTCACTAGTGTCGCCACGCATACACTTTTCAAACAACATGTATTCAGGTTGTGGAGCAGGCTTAGGTTCTCCTGTCTTCTTATCGCACACGGGCTTGCCTTTGTCATCAAAATATCCTTCATGAGTAATAGTAGTATTACTTACCCCATTGTACTGTCGTACATTAGGTGCAATAAGTTGTGCAAAGTCACCGTCTGTACTGATAATAACATGATTGTCATTAGGGTGTGCTTGTACCCAACCTGCAATAAGATCGTCTGCTTCTAGCACAGGATTTTGTAATACGGTGCAGTTTGTTTTGTCTGTAACAAAGTTCTTAAACTCATCAAAGATCTCCCAAAACACTTTATCTTCTTCTGCTTCACGTGGACTCATTGCATCGCGGTGTTCTTTACGGTTGCGCTTGTATGGCTCATAAAAGTCTTTGCGCCAACTGCGTCCTTCTAAGCAAAAAACAACGTGCGAACCGTCAAAATCTTGCCACGCTTTTTTAATACTGTTTAGTGTAATATGCATTGCCATGCCAACTTTAGTATCAATGTCGCCACGTACAACGTGTCGAGCACGGAAAAATGTGTTAGCAGTGTCAATTAGGATATAAGTCATGATACTTCACTTTTGCCTTTTTCTATTGGTACAACATTAATATAACCGGCATTTCTGTTTGTGTCAAGTCCTTCTTCCTGTAACATGTTAAAAATAATGTCCTTGAACCAGCGATCTACAATTTGTTCCTGTTCATCACCTTCACTACCGTATCCTGCTGCTAGTAATTCTTCGATAAAGTATTTGTTCCAATCTAATTCAAAGAACCCATTGCGAATGTTTTCTTCATTTACTTGCATATCCAACACATTTACCCAAGGCTCGCCACGTTTAGTAGCAGCAGCTTTAGGATCTGTTTTATCTAGTACTGCTAATTCTTTAGCCTCTAGTTCTTTTTCTTTAGCAGTAATTCCTGTTATGTTTTTTAACCATTGTTTCATATCTGCCTCCTTATTTTTTCAAGTTGTTCTTCAGACTGTATACCTTGGGGAATAGTTTTTAAATTTTCTTCAAGTTCCCCAGGCATTTCCGAATAAGCTAATGTGCAGTCTTGGCGAGAACCTCCAGCCTCGTTCCATACAGAGGTTCGCCACCTCTTGTACGTTGAGAGTGTATTCTTCCGAGCGACCCCCAAGCGGCATGAGATATACAGGAACGTCCACGCCTGCTGCACGATAGGCATCAACAGCTCTGCCAACTTCATCAACATCGTCTTGATCAGCAACAACAAACTTAAAATACATATCACTGCCATCAACACAGGAATACTCACGAGCAACATCAGGCTTGATAGCATCATCCCAAGACTCACCCGAAACGGATAGCTTTGGTGAGCAGCTAAAAGTGAGCTGAATTCTGTCGTGGTTGTTGAGATAGTTGTAGAAGTCATCGTGTAGATGCTGTGTAGTGTTGGTTTCGATTGTGACATTTTTTAGATCCTGCATACGTGGATGTTCAAATAGTTCTACGTACAGTCGTTGCCACGCCAACAACGGTTCGCCTCCTGTTAGAATAAGATGAACATCTTGTCCATTATCCATAGTCCATTTGCCTTCCGGCAACAAACTAAGCAAGTGTTCTACTACTTCGTCAATAGTTGCAAGTTTGTTAAAGTCTTTAAACTCTGGATAGATACTTGCGTATGTATCACAACCTGTGTGTACAATAGGCAAGTCTTCAAACTTTTCAGTCTTTTCTACAATGCCATCATCTAGCAATGCTTTTACTTCTGCATTGTAACGCTGACCTTCTGCGTGTTGTTTCCAGCGATCTCCTACGCTTTTATCAACACCAAAATTCATACAACGGAAGTTACAACCAAAGGTGCGTAGGAATACACTGGGTACTCCTACAAACTTGCCTTCGCCTTGTACTGAATAAAATGCTTCACTATATCTTAGTTTCATCTTGGTGCAAACTCCTGTTGTAGTTTAATATTATCAAAGAACTCTTTCTTTGTACCAGGATCAGTTTTAAAAGCACCTTTTAGCACACTTGTTTGTGTTAAACTACTATGCGCCATAATGCCTCTATTCTCACAACAACCGTGTGTTGCTTGGATATAAACACCACAGTCTGTTGCACCTGTAACCTTCATAATCTCTTTTGCAATATCCATAGCAAGTTCTTCTTGCAGTGTACCACGTCTAGCACACCACTGTGCAATGCGTGTATACTTGCTTAGTCCAATTAGTTTATCAGCAGCAATAATACCAATATATGCCACACCTGTAACTGGCTGGTGGTGATGTGAACAAACACTTTTAAGTTCACTGCGTACTACTAGCATACCATCATACGGATCATCAGTTTCATTTGGAAAACTTGTAGCATTGGGCTGTGGATAATAACGTCCACGCATTAGTTCGTGGATATACATCTTTGCCAAACGTTTTGCAGTTTCGTTGCTGTTTGGATCATTTTCTGTATCAATGATAAGTGTATCTAGTACATCTTGAAACTTGTATGTCAATTCGTTTTGAATTTCATGCAATTCAAATTCACTGATGTGTTCACTAATATTATCATTTGCATAAAAACGCACGTTGTTTTTTTGTAGTCTTTCACGTACAACTTGACTAACTTTTACTTCTTCTGTCATTTATATCTCCGAGTTATAGACGAGGATGTCATAAAAAATGGTACACTCATATTTTAGTGTACCATATATTTAGGTTTTTGTCAAGCAAAATGTTTATTCAACATTTCAATGCGATCTTCTGCTGCTGCCATTTTATCCAATTCTTCTTGGATAGCTTCAACAATATCGCTATGCTCACCAATACCAACACTTTGATTCATATAAACCATGATGTTAGTTTTAGCACGTTCTAGCTCACCTTCGGCATGCATACGTGCTGCTTTGACTAATTGTTCTTTCATTGTTTAGATTCCTTCTGTCTCTGTCTTTCTTCATATTGTGCTTTTTTCTCGAGGTATTGCTCCTCTGTTAAACTGTGCCAACCTACGCATTTGCCTGTTGGCGATCTTCCGCAACCGCAACTCATATTATTTTCCTATTGTTGATGATTCATATACTGAATTATGTGTCTGTGTACAACGAATAAAAGTGGCACACTTTGGTAATTGCTTGATTTTTTTAGCACCTGTATATGTACAAGTACTACGCACACCTCCTAAAATCTCCTGTACTGTAGCAGCAACAGGTCCTCTATAAGGCACAAGCACTGTGCGTCCTTCTGATGAACGATAATCTTTCAACCCGCCAAAATGCTTTTCGTTTGCACTTTCACTACTCATACCGTAGAACTGTACAAATTTTTTCTTTTCAAATACAGGTTTCATTGGCGGATCAAATTCTCCACTTTCAATTGCTGCTACCGCTTGTTCTTTTTCTGCTTCTGGCATTCCCGGAGGAAAAGGTTGTATTTCTGCTTCATTTGTCTGGTAAGTTTTAGTAATAACTTCGCCACCGCCTTCGTCGTGTCCGGCAAGCATCCCACCTAGCATCACAAAGTCAGCACCGGCAGCAAATGCTTTGGCTACATCGCCAGGAGTAGTGCAGCCACCATCCGCAATGATATGGCCACCAAGACCATGAGCAGCATCAGCGCACTCAATAACAGCGGAAAGCTGAGGGTAACCAACACCAGTTTGGATCCGTGTTGTACAAACACTTCCAGGGCCGATGCCCACTTTAACAATATCTGCGCCAGCAAGAATAAGTTCCTCCGTCATTTCTCTTGTCACAACATTTCCAGCAATGATTACCAAGTCTGGAAACTCTTCTCGTACTTTGCGAACGTGTGCAGCAAAGTGATCACTGTATCCATTAGCAATGTCCATACAAACATATTTTAATTTGTTTTCAACTTCTTTAACAACCTGAAACAATTTATTATAATCGCTATCACTTGTACCAATGCTCATTGCTACACATTCGGTACGTTCGATAGGACCACTAAAGTATTCAATTAGTTGTTCAGCAGTGTAAGTTTTTACAAGACAAGTAAAGATTTCACCTTCTGCTAATTTATCAGCCATTTCAAATGTACCAACACCATCCATGTTAGCAGCCATAATAGGAATACCACGATAATGATAATCTCCAATATCAAAGTCTGGCTCGTAATTACGGAAGTTTGTTTTACGTTCTAAACTTACTTCACTACGACTTTTTAGTGTACTACGCTTTGGACGGATAAGCACATCTTTGTAATCTAATTTAATGTCTTCTTCTAATCTCATTTTTCGTATTCCCAAGGATATACCAGCCAAACATCTTCTTCGGCTTTGTTTACTTCATGCCAGTGATAATTTACTTCACCAAACTCGCTGCTTAAATTTTCTGTCATAACAGCAAAACGAACATTCTGGCCCCATATGGTGTCCCAATTTGGATTGTCGGGCAAACAACCACTTTGCCAATCTTGTTTGATCCACGCAAATGTGGCACCAGTATCGTTTATGTCATCTACAACAAGGATTTTCTTTTTCTTGTTAGGATCACTAATTGCTTCACCAAACACCTTGTCACGGTCTTCTTTCCAAACATAACCAAAGGCCTCTTCTGCCATCCAGCAGTTGCTTTCACATTGTTCTCCATCTACAGCATCACGCAGTTTTACTTTAAGTGTTTCCATACGACAGTCTAGTAATTGACTAATACGCAATGCTAGTGGAAGTCCGCCTCGTGTAATGCCTACAACGTAATCTGGACGCCAGTTGTCATTGTACATTTTTAAACAAATGTTTGTTGCTGCCCTGTGTACATCGTCGTATGTGTAATGATGTTTTTTCATTTTTTCCATTCATCCATTTTTGTTTTGATTTCATCGCCTTCGCGGTCTTCAGCAATAAGTTTTGCCATGCCTTGAATATCGTCTAGTAAATTTTTAGCATACACACGATCATATTCTTTGCCGCTGATTTTGCTGTATTGATTGCGAACACGGTGTAGTTCAATTGCTTTGTCTTTCATTACGTTTAAACGTTCGATAAGTTCTTCTATTGTGTGTAACATTAAAAATAGCTCTCCAATGTGCCTTTGCGTTTGGTGTCCAGTGTAGCACAGTGGAATCCACCACTCATGCTGCGGGCTTGACGCATGGGCAATCCAATAGTGTCAATACCGTGTTTGCCCAGTATGCGTCTCAACTGCTCTTGTTTTTCATCTACAATAACCAGTTCAGGATTTACACTTAAAAAGTTTAATCCAATATAAGGTGAACAAGGAGCAACACCTGTGTTTGCCGGCGGAACGTGTAAGTCTTCTTCGCCTACCCAAATCTTATCCCAGTCTTTAAAGATAGGTGGATACCAATCTTCACTTAAACGTCCTGCGTTTAGCAGTACCAATCCAGGACGCAATGGCAACACAGTGCTGTCAAAGTGTGCAAAACTGTAATACTTTTCTGCTACGTGGATACGATAGCCTTTTGGTTCTAGTATAGTTTTCAGCCACTCAAAGCCGAGTTGGTTACCACTATTGCTAACTTGGCAGAGAAGATCTCTACCAAGACGAACGATATTAGGAGCATCAAAAATAATTTCTTTGTTAGTAAGGGTTGCTTCACTGCGGTCCTCCAGTTGATAATTATCATCAGTCAGAATAGGCTTTGGAGCATTGATCCATTGTGTGCCTTCTTTCATCCAGCCATACAAATGTTTGTAATATGCTCTAGTCTCAAAATAACGTGCTCGCATTGGGCTTGGGCATTCAATAATCATATTGTCTAATGGCAATAACAAATCTCTAGGACAGAAAGTGTACCAGCCAGTGGTAGTCCATTCTGGTGTACTAAACTTTTTGTTATGATCAACAGGATCAGGACGTAGTGTTTTTACACCTAGTCCTTGCAAACATTTTTCCAAGCCTTCTAGATCTTCGTTTGCTTCATCTACAATCCATTGTTCAATAGGCTGCCCATCAAAGTGTTTGATATCTTCATAATCTTCGCCACCATAGATAAAACTATGTGTGCTGATATTCATAGTAGGATGCACACAGTTTTCTGCTGTGCCAATTATAATTTCTTCTAATGGATCCCAATCATTGTTACTTTGTACTGGCAATATCTAGTCCTTTGATATATTGTTTGTGAAAACTTAGTCTGTTTGTCTTTCCGCCTCTATTATACTGCGAAAACTTGTTGTTATAATCTATACCAAACAGCACAGTCTTACTTACACATACTCCTATATTATTACAGAAATCTGCTTGTTTGTCAAGATATTTGTTTGGAATATAGTCTGGTGTAAAACTATTTAAATAATCTAGTCCTAGCAATGCACCTATTTTGTTATTGTAATTTATTTTATGATAAACAAACATTGTGTCATCATCGTCTACTTTGGTATATCTTATACCAATACGTGCATATGCAACAGGAAACGTTTTGCTTAAACTAAATGTAACATCGGTTATACAAGGGTATGCCAGGTCGATGTGTATGTGCCTACAAGCACCATAGTATGCACAATCCACTAGCACAGGCACGCCTAGTTCGCTGCATTCACGCATTAAATCGTGATACTTGTCGTGCTTGTCACCTGTGTCTGCAAATGGCAAACTAACGACAACTGCATCTGCACTGTGTAGTTCTTCATCTTCTAAATATGCCCAAACAAACTTGTCTCGCCATGCAAGTTTATGATACATATATTCACCTTTGAAGCAGCGAAATCTACGTTTAGCATTGCGCATATAAAACTTATCAAATGCTTCTGTAGTACCGTTACTGTAACATTTGTATCCAAAATCTTCTAATCCAGTAAACACATTGAGTGTACCTGATTTAATCCAAGTATCGTACTCGTGTAAAAATTCATCAATGATACTATCACTGTTTAAGTCAGTAAAATTTCTACTTTTACGTAGCAGTTTCATAGCCTCTGGATCTTGAATAGCAAATGCACTGCCAAAATCCATACTGCGTTTGTCATTGGGAATATCGGTCATCTTCATCCAAAAAGGTTACTTGACTGATAATAATATCACTAGGACCAAAGTTTGCCATACCGTGCCAAGTATCACCTTTCCAAGTGTATGTGTCACCTACAACCCATCCTGTATAAACTTCATCTCCAACTTGCAACACTTGTCCTCTATCCCAGTCGTTCATCATAATAACTGTACGACAAACATTGTGTACATTGTCTTCTGCGATATTGTTGTATTTTACAAATGTTGCATACGTATCAAAGTGCCACATCAAACTACAACCAGGTGTCAGTTTTAGGAAATTGTAATTAAACTTCATATGTGCATATGGAGCAATAATACTAGCAAGTCCTTTTGTGAGTTCTGGACGTATGCTCATATAGTGTAGGCTACCTTCTTTGGGTACTCCCCACTGTGCATACATTGCTTCCAATGCTTTTTTGTTTTTTGTAGCAAACGTATCCCAACTACTATCTTCTGGGATTTCGTCTGTCATATATGTTGGCGACCACGGAAGTGTCAGCAAGTCGTTTTTATTCCAAGTGACTTCCTCTACTGAACTTTCATCAGCACCGTGTTCTCTCCAGTTTTCATAACTTCGCATATCCATTATGCGTCTCCTTGTAAGTGTGCCTTTATATATTGCCTGTTTGGTATATCATATGTATCCAATATTTTTTCTAGTTTTGTTTTGTCACACTGCTCTAAGTTTATTATATCCAGTTCTTTTGGAAATGTCAAGACATTTGTTGTCCATTTTTTATATTTTTTTGCGAATTCTGCAAGTTCTGGTAAACCCTGCCAATTGTTTTTATGTACAACACTGTGTATTGTATAATCAAATGTATCTGCTATTTCATCAAGTGTTTTTACAACTCTGCTCCAAACGCTACCACTACGCACCTGTTCATTTAAAGTTCCTACACCGTCTATGCTGATTGTAAAGTGTACATGTTTGCATTTGCTTAAAACTTGAAAATCTTCTTCTTGCAACTTGTGCATACCGTTTGTAAAATATTCTACAGATAGATTTTCTAAATTGTCAAATGTTTGTAAAAAACGTCTGTGTCTATTTGTCATTAGTGGTTCACCACCTAAAAACACCACACGGTTTATAGTGTCGGGTATGTGTGTAAATTCTTCCGTGCTAGTAATACCTTGTTTAGGAGGTAAGTGTGGATTCTTTTTTACCCACCAACTGCTGCTCCATTCTTCCCAACAGCCATCACAGGTTAGATCGCATATGT